ACAGCATGGAGGTCTGGAAGATCACCTGCGGGGCTTGCGCCACGGCGTTTGCCACTTTTGACTCCAGCAGCATGTCCTGCTTGGCCTTCTGGTACTTCACCGAGTCCGCGACATTTCCGACAATGGAGAGCGGGACAAGAAGCGGGCTATCCTTGTAGGAATAGTATTTGTCTCCCACCTTGATGGAGTACGGCATCCAGCCGCCCGTCTGAAGCTGCTTGCGCTGGGTTGGGTTCACCGGACCGCCCGCCGTCACGTCGATGTCGTCCTTCTCCAGAACGCGGTAAATGAGGGCGCCCATGAGCGAGGAACCGATGATCGACTGGAGATACAGCCGGTTGCGCTCGTCCTTTGTGAAGTTTCGCCGCTCGCCGGGCTTGGCTCCCTGCATCCCGAACTCGGCGCGAATGGCCCCCATGGGCGTGAAATTCGTGGTCGCGTTGAAGACGTTAGCCGGCACGCGCAAGAACATCAGCCACGGCTTGAGGACGGGCACGCCGCCAATGCGAGCCTGCTGGACTAGGTTTGCGGCATTGCGGTAGATCACGCCCGCCAGCCCCTCCGGCTCTTGGTTGTACGTCGCCTCGGCGGCGAAGCGTTCGGATTCCTTGACCGCCTGAGCGCCAACCGGAGTCTGCGCGCGACGCTCTTCAATGATGTCCGATGTGCGGCGCGCGAGATCAATGCCCTCATATCCCTCGGCCTTCGCAGCCGCTTCGGCGGACTTCAACTGCTCCGGAGTGATGTGCAGATACTTGCGCACCTGCTCGTCCAATTCTTTGCCCGAGAACTTGGATTCGAGGAGCTTGGTCGTGACAAGGCGGGCGTAAGCCTCCCGCGCCGGGTAATAGAATACGGCGTCGGCGGCGCGCATGAACCGGCTGATCTTTTCGATGAAGCGGGCGCGGGCCGTGAGTGCATTAGCAGCCGGACCAGTCTTCGGGAAATCCCGCGCGTAGTCCACGGTCGCAAGCGCGGACCCGGCTAGGCTTGTCTTGTCCTGAAAATCGCGCGTGCCACGACCCGTCTGAAGGATTGACCGGGCCTCCGTCTTTCCCAGCCCCATGCCGTCAATCAGGCCGGAAACCAGTTGCGGGAGCTTGGTCGGGTTCGCCAGCGCAGTCGTACCCAACTGCGCGATGGAGTTGAGTGCGTTGCCCTCCAAGTTTGCAAGCTGCGTGGTCGGACCTGACAGAATGTTGAGCGTCAGGATAGAGGACTCCAAATCCAGTGGGTTGATTCCCTTGTACGCCGAGAGCGTGTCAGCCAACTCCAGTTCTGCCTTCACGCGCTCCGCTGGATTCTTGGCCGTCTCGATTCGGTTGGCGATTTCCGACAGGTGCTTGAGTTTCTGCTGGGAGATGCCGGGAATGCCGAGCGCGTTGCCGGCAACCTCGATCATGTCGTCTCGCGTGAGGACGTCTAGTTCATTCAACTTCTTGGCCGTCTCCATGCGCTTGAACTCGTTGAGCATCTTGCGCACGGGCTTGGTGGTGAACCGCTCCTTTAGGCGCTCAATCTCCTTGTCGCGCTGCTCCGGCGTGAGTTCCTTGTTGTTGAAGATTTGAGCCGCCTCATCCGCGGCTTTCAGGCCATCCTCGCCGCCCAGTTTCTCGGCGCGGGCACGATTGATGTCGCGGGTGTATTCCATGGCCGAGGCAACGCGCATATCCTTGTAGAGCGCGCTGAACATGGAAATCTGCTGGCCTGCCTCGGTCGCGAGCGAAGGCTGCATGGCTGCCGTGATGCGGCGAATGTCCTGCGTGGCCTTGGCGGTCTCGGCGGCCGTCTTGGCCTCCAGCAGTTCCAACATCTTGTCGTTGATGAGTTGCCCACCGATTGCGACGCGGGTATCACCTGGGAGAGACTTGTCATTCAGTGCCGCCTCGGCATTTTCTTTGCCGTTCTTCTTGATGAAGTCGGACGCCTCCTGCTTGCGCTCCTCCTGACGTCGGACTTCGTACTCAATGGGAGCAACCGGAGCGCCCGCAGCCTTGGCCGACTGAGTGAGGAGCGATTCCTTTTTCTTGGGCGAGGAAGGCGGAGTGGGCTGCGCCGAGATGGCCTTTCTGATGTCCGATTCGAGCTTCGCCGTTTCCTGTTCAGTGGCTTTCGGATACTGGGCCTTGAACCGCGCAACCGCGATGCGGATGACCTGCTCAACCGGACGCGCGGCGCGGACTCCAAGAATGGCCAAGTCGATGGCCGAATCATAGGCGAGCGAGAACGGCGTGTGTGCGAACGTTTCTCCCGGTTTCTGGAGCTTCATTTTCTTCAGCGCGGCCTCGGCGCGTTCGGTCAGGAGCGGCTGAGTCGCGCCCGGCTTTTCGCCTTCAGCCGTGAGTTCACCCCGTCGCAGTTTGCCGACCGCATTGGAAAGCTGGGCGGGATTCGCTTCCGCGATCGGCTTGCCGTTGTAGGTTGTGATCCCGGCGGCGGAGAGTTCGGCGCGTTTCTCTTCCTGAGAAAGCGCTGAAACCGGCTTCATGCCGAGGCCGGCGTTGTTCTTCTTCAGCTCGGACGAGGCTACCCTTTCCGCTTGCTGAATATCGCTCGGCTGTACGACACCTTTTCGGGCAGCTTCATGCCCTTGCTGGCCCTGTTCCACTCGGCCGCTCCCTTGTTCCCGAGAGCCTTGTGGCCGCTCGGGCTGTTCGCCCAGCGCCGCTGGGCTTCGCTCTTGTATGGCATTGGTTGATTCTCCTTTGGTTGAAGCGGACTCCGCTGAAACCTCGCCGGGCGGCATTCCGCCATGGCGGTTCTTGATGGCCTCCAGCTTGCCCCATGCGGACTGGAATTCAGGAGACCCGACCTTGCCCTGCTTGATGAGGGCCTGCATTCGACGGTTGAGGACGTCGTATTCCCGCCGATCCTTGGCGATGGCCGCAGGGTCGGTCGTTACCGGCGGGCGCCCCGCAGCCACGACCTCACCCTGAGAAACATCAGGTGTCGGTTGCTGCGATTCGCGCGCCGGAACTTCGGCATCTGGACGAGAACGTTCATCAGAGATTGGTCGTGTGACTTGCTCATTTGGGGTTTCGGTTGGGAAAAGAGCCTCTTGGCGAGCGACCTGCTCGGGCGATAGACCGCCTTCCTCTGGGCCGGCCATAGCACGCGCAGCGGGGTCAATCTCCGGCGGCCTCTGACGTGCCTGCGCCTCAAGAAGGGCGGCGGCGGATTCTCGGGCCGGAGCCGGCGCATCGGGCTCCACCTGCGGAACTTCGCGCGAGAGAACGGCCGCGGCCTCTTCAGCCGTTGATGGACGAAGCTCGCCAGGCGAATATTCCGTAGCGCGCACCTGCTCAAGCGTCTGCGCCGCATCGGCGGCTGATTTGATGGGCGCTCGTGGCTCTTCAACCTGCGGGGCATTGCGCTCAAAAATTCCGGCCACATCCTCCGCCGATCGCGCCACGCGCGGCTGCCCGAGTTCACGCGCCGCTTCGGCCGCAGTCTTCGGAGGGGTCGCGACAGGTTCCGCCGCCATGGCCTCAACCTGTGCACGCTCTGCAGGTGTAAGCTCTGAGAGTCGGCGCTGGAATTCTGCTTCCGCCGCCTGAATCTCGGAGACGTCGCCAGCGTCGCCAGTACGGTCCGATGGCGGCGCTGGCTGCCGCGGATTCTCTACGTTGCCGCCCTGCGTGTCGCGCTCCATCGCAGCATGTCCGGCTTGTCCTGCCGCAGTGGCAACGCCACCCGTGACCGCGCCAACGAGCATTGAGTCATACACCTCTTGGTCGAATGGCCGGTTCGGGTCGTATCCCTCCAGCTTTGACGCGATCTGATTCAGGTAGGCTTGCTGAGCACCTTCGGTAATGCCCTCGGAAGCAGCCGATGTGAGAATGTCCTTCAGGATCATCCCAACCGTGGCGCGGCCAACCAACGGCTTCATAATCCGACCGACGATCAATTCGTTGGACAGATAATCCAGAGCCGCCGCCGGCAGATATTTCACCGCAGCCGAATGAGCCTGCTCATCCGAGGCTCCCGACTGCTTGGCATCCTGATATGCCTCGTCGTAAATCTGGCCAACGGAAGCACCCGCCAACGCTTCGGGGCCAAGAGCCGCCAATGGAAGCGTTCCTGCGGCTTGCCCGAGGCCCTGAGAAATCTGGCTGTTGAGACCTTGGGCCACTTTCTCGTCAATCGGCAGCGCCTTGCGGATGTCCTCGCGCACCTTCTTGGTGGCGTCTGCGTACCACTTTCCGGCTGCGCCGACACCAGCGGGAGTTGCACCGAGGTTGCCGGCCATTTCAAGGAATCGGGAAAGTCCTTCTGATGCAGCGTATAGTCCTTCAGCAGAAGCGCCGCGGGCGAATGACTTGGCGGCAGTCTTTGCGCCACCCTCATTCGCAAGCGCCACCGCGTCTTGCACCCGCTGCTGATCCTCGGGAGGGAGCCGCGCTAGGCGCTGCTTGTAGAGAGCATCGACGTACTGCTTCTCCTGCGTGAGCGAATTACGCAGCTTGTCGTCGATCGTGCTCTGGTCGGAGGCGAGCGTTTCATCAATCTCGCGAGAACGCTGATTGAGCCTCAGCAATGAATCGGGGCGAACCTCGCCCTCTCCGGAGCCGTATCGGCGAGCGAATTCCTGAATGCCTACGCCGCCGATTCTATCTACGCCTCGCGCTGCTGCCGCTCCGGGCTCGCCAGCAGCCAAGTCATTCGGAGGAACAAACTGATTGCCATTCCATCTTCCGGCCCGCTCCGGCGCGTCCTTGGCGTACACCGACTCATTGGAGAAAGTCGGATGATTCGGCTTCTTGAATGTGTCTGGCCAGTGTCCGTCAGGACCGGGAGATAGTCCCGCTTTGAATGCGCCGCGAAGATCATAGTCAGCCCCGGAATCATTCGGGGCCATGCGCGCCCTCCACTGCTGGAAAGCCTGCTCCTCGGCCGGAGAAAGCTTCGTGTCAAAAGAACGCGCACCGGACAGGCGATTATTAAGCGCCTCCTCCTGCTTCAGCGCCGATTGACCCCCGCGCACACCTTCCTCCATCGCGCGCATGCCCTCCAGGTTCGATCGATACACCGGGTCTTTTTCAAAATCCGACTCCGGAACGCCCTGACCGCGAAGCCGTGCCTCAATCTCCTGCTTTTGAATCTGGTACGCATCCAATGCCGACTGCGCGCGATGGAGCGCGATCGACTTCTTTGACAACCGCTGCCGGCGCATCAATTCCGATCCGGCGTGCGTCGCGTCGATGTGCTTCTGAAGTTCACCGTTCAGTTGCTCGATGCGAGACTGGTAAGCCTGACGATTAATATCAGTGTCACCCGAATTGGTGGCCTTGGCCGAGAGTTCATCAATCTGCCGCTGAATGTCATCCTTCGCCTGATTGTGCTCCAGCACCTCGGCGTCTATAGCCTGATCGACGGCGGACATCCGGGCGAGTGATTCTTGGGCCTGCGTGGTCCGCTGTTTCTTCAGCGCAGCGAGCCCAATCTTGGCGAGAGATACATCCCGAGACTTCGCTGCTTCCGCTTTCGTGATGTACGGCGTGGATTCGCCGTCACCCATGTCCGCGTACAGGTACTCGTCACTCGGGTCCACCGAGTCGCTGAGAGTCGGGCGCTTGTACTGGCGCTGCCCATACTTGTCGCGCCGCTCAAATACGGCGAGCCCTGTCTTGGGATGAGTGGACGGTGCCCAATCGGTCTGGTGATACAGGGCTTTCCCGGTATCCGGTTCAATGACCGGCATGACCCGCTTGGTCAGCGGATCGGTATAGAACTGCTGGCCATTGCCGCGAAACCGGGCCTCCATTCTGGAGTTGTACGCCGCCGTATCCAGCTTGGCCGCTTGGCGCTCAGACTGCACCTGCTGCTGATACTGGCGATCACCTTGGCGAACCGCGGCGTCGATGTAGCGACGACCACCCTCTTTCGCGAGAGACTTCAGGGCACCCGAGTAAATGAACGGATTGTCCGCACGCTGCTTGTCTTCAAACGCCTGCTGAGCACGCTCGGCTGACTGCGCGGCACGAACTTCGGGGTCATCATCCAATCGGCCCGGCGCCGGGCGATCCCAAGTTCCGGCCTGCTGCACGGTGATGCCCCCAGTTGTTCCGGTTGGGACCGGCGAGCGCCGCTGAACCACTTCCTCCGGCGACTCCACATTGTCCTCTTCGTCGGGCGGAACAATGTAGGACGGGGCCGCTCGGCGCGGCGCCCCATATGGTGTGGGCGGCATGGCGATTGCAGGTGGCTATGGGGCGCATAACCCAGTGTCAAAAGGAAAAGGCCGCCCCCGTGAGAGAGCGGCCTTCAATCCCCAGCGAGCATTAGTCCATCCGGTGTATCAGACCTTCTGGGCGTTACCGCCTGCACCTGTCACTACAATCGCTGATCCGAGTTCGTGAACTGTGGTTTAGGGAAGATCATTGGAGATGCAGGCCGGAATCAAACCGGCATAAGTCTGGTTTGCGGCCAGAAGCCTAGTCATTCGAGCCACTGCATCGCGATCCGAAATTGGCGGAGAGGGCCGGGCTTGATACCGGCTACCGATTTACCACATAGACCATTGCTGGCACGGATACGTTTCAGTGCGTGTCCAATCCACGCCGCCTCCCCAAAAGGATTGCCCCACCAGGCGCCTAATATCCACAAGTGATCGTGAACGTCATCGGGTAGGCAGGGCAAAGTCTGCGCCCCACTCAGGGGGTAAGGGCAGGATTGAGAGGGATCATGGCTTTGATCTATTCGCAAGCCGCCCGCGCCGCGTTACGGTCACATCGCTTGCACCCACTGCGTTTAAGGTCACACAATTACGGCACGTCTGCCGCCTCTCAATTCCGCGCTCACCTTGGATGAGGGCGGAAAAGTGGCTTCGGAGCACTCGTGATTCCCCACGAGCAGGTGCAGAATATGCGCCCCTAAGCCAGTTCTCCGCGCTCACCCGCGCAGACCCAAAATCAAAGAACGCCCCGACTGAACCTAAGCCGTTTCCGGCGACATCATGATAGATGACTTTCAATGCAGCAAGGGAAAGTGGTGAACCATACGGGAGTCGAACCCGCTTTGTGCGGCCCTTGATCTTTGCGCAAGACTTCAGGGCGAGCGCGGGTAGCTAATCCACGCCGCTCGATACCGACCGCCCATGGAACATGAAATTGGCGTCGGGATCGGTTTGTGAATCCGAATCTCGGTTTGGTGTTACCCATTCCGGCTCTACGCTTGAGCTATCCCGACATTATTCCCCGCACTCTCGCGCCGCATTTAACCTTTTTAGGGGAAGCGTAGGCGCTACCATCGCGGGGTCGGCTGACGTCACCGCCAGCCTGAGTATTCCAGCACCGAGAGGCCCATGCGCGCAACGGAGTACCTTGCGCGTGGTATTCGCACCGCTGTTGCGGAACTACGACCGAGTGGGGCGCGGCCCGTTTCCGGGTTATTGCCTTAGACATGGCGCCGAACGGGGTCCACCCGTCAGCGTTCAGTTTGCTCCCACCATGTGCAGGCGCACCCTGCTAGTTGGCTGGAAATATTTTCCCGCCCCACCTGCACGCTTAAGGTTCTGGACAAGACCTGTGGGCCTTTCCGACGACGTGGGCAAAGCGGAGAAATTCAAAGAACACAGGCACCGTAATAGGAGCGCCGTTTCCGTCAAGCGGAAAAGCTAGAATTCGATGTCGTGATCTCCATCGTCGGCATGCCCCTTGTGCCCTGCTGTGGCCGGAGCCTGCGCCGGACGATCCTGCCCGGAGCCAAGGAACTGGAAGTTCTCGACCACAACTTTCATGCGACTGCGCTTTTCCTTGGTGGTCTTGTCCTCCCACTGGTCGAGGCGCAGACGGCCTTCGACGAACAGCGGGCGACCCTTGGTGCAGTACTTGGCAATGGTCTCGCCGCCCTTCGCCCACGCCTCGCAATCCACATATGTCACTTCCTCCTGATCCTGACCTGCCTCGTTTCTCCACTTGCGATTAACGGCCAGCGAGAACTGGCAGATGGCGGTTCCTTTCGGCAGGACCCGCAACTCAGGATCACGGGTAAGGTTGCCGATGAGCATGACTTTGTTGAGGTTTGCCATAACTCAGGAGTAATTATCTTCAGGCATTTCGGTCACCAGTTGAGGCTCCACGGCCTTAACGAATGCACTATCCACATTGTGCAGCGTAGTCTCGGCCTCTCTCACCCACAGCGCATACCGCACCTTGGATGACGTGAAAGTGATAGCTCGGACAAAGGCGTAAATCGGAGACTGCCCAGTAAGGGCAACCTCCACAAGTTCGCCGATCTCGAATTTCGATTCTAGTGTTTTCATGGTTAAGAGTAGGCCGAAGGCATGCGCTGCGCGGTATTGCGTCGCAGGTCGGGAGGGGTGTACCAGTTATTCACAACCGGAGGATACCACGTAGTGCCGTGAGCGATGACCTCCAGCGGGAGAGCGATCCCGAACACCGAGTCATCATGCCCTCCTTCCGATGCCTCTGAGCGACCATTGCGTTTCAGCACGAAGTTGTCGCACTCGTCCAGCGCAGTCGTGTCGTAGATGTCGATTCCGTTTCCGGCCTCACCGACGTTTCTGATAGCTCCCGCTAATCGCTCAATCAGGTTCTCGCGAGTGCGCTCGTTGGTCATGAAGCCATATGCTTTCGTTGTCTTCTGTTCTGCATGATTGAATTGCTCGCGCAGATACAGATTAGCCGATCGAAGCTTCAAAAGCTCCGTCACGCCACGATCCTGGTTCATCTCCACAACAATCGTGCACCCCCTCCCGTTCGCCGGCCCAAAGAATCTTGCCAGTTTAAAAATCTCTGGCTCAAGAATCGGAATATCCCATCGACACGGAACCACGCGCGCCGCCGTTGCAGGTGGATGCCACACGCCTTTCCCGTCATAATATCCATCCCTCATCGCAAACACCGCATGGTAATCAGGGTCCACGCCGCCCGCCTGCGTTGCGCCGGTCATTGGATCAACGCCAACAATGTATCGGCATCCGCGAATTGGCTTCTCAAACAAAATGATTTTCGCCTCCTGCTCGGAGGTTGGTCGAAATGAAACAAGGGCTTCTTTTGTTTCTTCAAGTATGCCGTACTGAGCGAGAACCCTAGACGCACGCTTGCGTATTGTAGCCAATCCGGACGCACTGAAACGCTGATTGCCAGACTTCTGGAATGCCGTGCGCCAGCTATGAGGACTGTCACGCTCAAATTTTCCCCGGTCCTTTTTGCACTCCACCTCAATGCTCCAGCGGCGCCAACAAAGCTGCTCCCAGAGGTCAAATCCTTCAACGATGTCACCCAATCGGCGCACCCCATCCTCTGTCACTGATCCATATTTCTCGATTAACTCCTTTTCACCGTCGTACCACGGCTCCGCGTCAAGCGTGTTTTCTATTTCCTTTTTTTGGTCTTCCGTGAGGCGAATTGCGGAATCCTCAAACTGAAACCATGCTGCGAAGCATCGAATGAACTGGCCCGGCTTGATCTCAACCGCGCCAGAAAGAAAGTCTTCCGCATCAACTGCGCCGACCCAGTGACCGTAGAATGCTCCGGTCTGACCTTCTGCCGTGCTCTCCAGATTGATAAGAGTGCCAGGGAGAAGCGGCACACATTTCATGATATTCGTGAGAACTTCCGCGCTGTTTGATACGCCGTGCTCTCCCCAGCGCGCAACTTCAAAACAGTGGAGGCACTGATGGGTACCTCCAATTCCGGCGCGCGCGTCACCGGCCGTTTCTTGAATCAGTTTGCTCCCATTTGACCACGTTCCGACTTTCGAATTTATCTCTCCGGTATTCTTCCAGTCAAAGGAATCCGACTTGGAATATGTCTGCAACATACCCCATGCTTCCCCGACTTGCGATACCTGCCCACCAATCACAACGGCAGAGGTCGGGGAGCGCCGGAGCATCGTGTAGTCCAAAGCGCATCCATAAGTCGTCGATCCCTTTTGACGCGGCTTCAGGATGATGATCCTTGCAGGAAGCTCCAGATCAGCAAACTTGTCGATGACTCGCTGGACTTTCTTTTGAAGGTAATTGCATTTCGGGGTCTGCAATCCGGCTGCGCGATCCTTGGTGAAGATTTTCCCGTGCGTCTCGAACCACGCCGACGTGGACTTACGAATTACCGCATTTACTACGTCGAGTTGCTTCATTTGAGATGCTTCCAGGTCTCTCTATTAACAATGAAGGCAATATTGCTCTTAGTAACCCCAAATTTAACCCTGAGTTCCTTTCTGCTTACGCCGGATTTTGAGAGACGCCTGATCCGCCTAACCTCTTTTTCAGTAAGCTTGTGCATTCCATGGCTAATCCCCATTGGCTTCCTGTCGGGTCTCGTGTAGGCACCGTTCCTGCGCCCGAATGGGCGGCACTCCGGACGAGTGACCGAAGAATGGGTGGCACCGTGCCCGTGTCGCCTCTTACTAACCATATCCGCTATATTATCCAAGATGGTTCCGGCGAATAAGTGATTTGGGTTTGCGCATAAACCGTTGTCGCATTTGTGCAATACGCACACGTTGGCCGCGTCGGTTTCTTTGGCTATTGAATACGAAACACGATGAGCCCTGTATGTTCTGCGATTTATATTAACGTTTCCGTATCCGCCCTGATGCCACCCTATCCAATTCCAGCACTCTTTCTTTCCACGAATATCGACCTTCCTCCAGAATCTTTCTTTCTGTTTTTCTTTCAGGGCTGGGATTGGCTTTAGGTTTTGAGCAGCAAGCCAACTGCGAGCGGAGTCATTCATCTCGGCATCCTCTGCATCAAACCACTCTTGCGGTCAACCACATGGAAGTCCGCATTCTTGAAATAGAACAGCCACGCCTCCGGCCTCGCCTTCAAAATGCAGATGGTCCCGCGCACGTCGGGATGCTCCACAACCTGCCTTAAAAGTTCGGAGCCGATTCCACGTCCGCGGTACTTTTCATCCACGAAGACATCGCAGACCGAACTGAAAATGCTGCCGTCCGAAACAACGCGGATTATTCCCACCTGCTTGCCGTCAGCATAGGCCCCGAAACACATGCTATTCCAGCACGCCTTTCGGATTTGCTCCTCACGAAGCCACCCGCCCCAGTGCGCGCTCTTTAGCGATCGGCACACCCAATCGAGATCCAGTCGGCTTTTGTCCGTTGAATATGATACGGACTCTGGCGCGACGACGGTAGATGGGTCTGGCGATGACATAGGGGATGCGGAGGCGACGGGCGAGGCGGGCGGTACTATTCATGCTCCTTCAGGCCCAGATTGGCGAGCACTTCCATGCGCTTCTGGACCAAGAATGACGTCGGATTGACGGCGCGCTCGGAGCTGACGTGTCCCGGTTCCGATAGGTCGTGCATGCCGCGATCCCCAATGTGATCGGCGAAACTGACTTCCGAGATCGCACACCGATAATTGAACAGCCCTGGAATGTGCCAATCGAAGGACCAGCGCGAGGGAAGCGAATCAGCGATCTTCTTCACTTGCTCGCGCGACATCAGCATGGAAACTCCGGGAGCGAAGCGACGCCAGATGATACCCGGCTCTCGCTTGAATGTGTTCTTCTCATACTTCTCGTGCGTGTCCGTGTTGTAGCCGCAGGTGATGGCACCAGTCCTAGCGTGGATTTCAAGCAGTCGCTCGCGCCAATGGGGGTCGTGAAGCGTGTCCGAATCAGTAAAATATAGGTGCGTGAACTCATCCGCGCGCTCCATGAAATCCAGAATGTGCATCCGCCGCTGCGCATCGACGCCCATGCCAGAGAAGTTCATCGCCCAGTCAGCGCCGAGCGATTCCAGCCACGCGGCATCATAGGTCGATGACCCGTCGTTATAGCATCGCACGTAGTCGCCCTCGTACTTGCTGGCAAACATCGTCGGCAGGCATTGCTCGACCACCTCTCGGCGGTCCTTGCATGGGATGCAGATCATGAGGCGCTCGTTCATAACCAGTCTACAATTTTCTCCCCGCTCGCCGTCTTCGCCGTCTCCCAATCAGGATTGCGAATCTGAAATAGCTTCCCGCCTCCCTCGTAGCGCCGCGGATCATTTTGCATCTCGTACGTCCGGTCCCACTTCACGGTCTTGTCACGCCATGCGTGCCGGTGCTCAAATACGAGATCACGGGCTTCAATGACAGTGGTGCGACCGGACGCGGCGTTCTTGTAGGCCCGAATCGTGGCATCCCCGTCGCTGTGGATCGACTGATACTCCGGGCAGATGAAATGCCCTTCCATTTCGCAATACCGACGACTGGCGATAAGCATGGTCAGCAGCCGGTCTTTTCGGAAGCCGTCTCCGACCGCGACAACGAATCGCTCAACGCATGGCTCTATGCTGTCAGCAATTCTCTCCAGAAGCTTCGCATTCCATTCCAGAGGCGGCTCAAAATCATCCGAGACCTGGATTAGGGTGTGCCCGCTTGAAAGTTTGTAAGCCTCATTCCACGCAGGAGCCGAGCCACGCGGCTCAACACACTTGTGGATGCAGAACGAGAACCGCCGATCCAGCGTCATTGCAATCTGTGCCGCAGTCTCGTCATCAGAGTCGCACACGCGAATGTATTCCACGGTCTCCGGCTTGCTGCACCGATCGGCCCATAGGCGCATGGCAGCAACGGCCTTCTCGGGCCGCCCGCGCGTGGCGTGGAGGAGCGAGAATGTCGGCGGCTGACGCTTAACGACTGGCAGCTTCCAGCGATTAGGAACACGCCGATTGTTGCGCGCACCTGCACCTAGGACTATGCGAGGAGTGGTCATGCTATTTCACGAAATAGGCCGGCGTCTTCCCATTCAGCCACGCCTCAATATCAGACTTGTAGCGCTCAATGCCGCCATGAGACCAACATTCAGCCAGAAAATCTCGGTCGCGGCGATAGATATACTGGAATGACCCAAGTGCCGCACCGCATTCCGAAGCATCCCTCTGCGGGCTGTAATCAACGCAGGTGTATTGATCTCGATAGTGCGAAATCGCAACTGCCCCCAATAGCGGGAACTCGGCGAAACCTTGAGGGAAGGCGTTGTCGCACGAAAGCACGTAGTCATCAAACGCCTTTCCCGTGTGCTTCTCCACAAGCCATCGCGTCCTCTCATAAACACCGCGCAGATGGATGTTCGGGTGCCTCACCATGCACTCATATTCCGGCTTCAGGCCGATGGCGCTCTCCACGCACTTCTGCCAAATGCGCCGATTTGAGTTCAGTAGGTCCGCATAACGTTCGCGCACCATAAGCGGCTTGCCACCCGGAGCGAAATCCTTCGGCGTACAGTTGCGCCAGAAGATGCAATCAGCATCGACGTGCAAGACGGCGGCGGCATAGGGACAAAGCTCGTCCGCCCGGCAGACCTGGATTTCGTGCGCGAGCATACCCTTTCCTTCCGGCTCGTTGAAATACACGACCTTAGTCCTGCGCGCAGCCCAGTCGAACTTGCCGCGATCATGCTCCGGAACAGCAATAGTCACGCCCGAGAACCCGCGACAGAACTTCTCTATGGACTTCAGGCAGTAGCGAAGGAAATCCATGTCGCGAGCGAAAGTTACAATGAGGATTTCGACCGGATCGATGTCGGGGTCAGCGGCGAGCGGGGCTGAACTGCCAATTCCTTGAACGATGACCCCGCGCCCGACCGATGGGCCGATATTCCTCAGATTAACCTTTTGCGTCTCATACGTTGATTTGCAGAGAGCGGGCGAGAGCGGAATAACTTCTATTCCATCTCGCGCACAAAGAACATCGATAAGCGACCCGTCTTTCACCTGATGAAACAGGGCGCAATCGGGGCGGATGTTCTTCGCTGCCCACTCAGCCGTTATCGGAAGCGCCGGGCGCCAAATTTGCTGAATCGTCTTCGCCTTGTGAGAGCGCGGCAGCGTATCGTGCGCGCAAAGCGTATCCCAGCCGCACTCTTCTTGGCCGAGGGCCGCAAGTGAGGGAGCGAGCTTGCGCCAGTTCGGATGATACACGGCGTTGCCGCTGAGATGCGCAACGGCACCCTCGGCCCGAAAAACGTCGCCCATGAAAGGACGGCCGCAGGTTTTGTATTCCGCCGAGATGCGCTGAACCCAATCCGCGCACATCGGCACAGTGTCGGCCTCGGCCCAGAGCATCGCGTGGCCAGGGAGGGTCTTTTCGACGTACTCTAGCGCACCCTTGATGACCTGATTAGGCGACCCAAAATAGCCCAGCTCCTTCAAATCCTTCGCCACCACGATTGAAAGATTCGGGAGGCCCGAGTCGCCGAGCGCATCCAAGTGCTCTTGCTCCAGTTCGTGCGTACAGTAGGCGATGGTTGGGAACGGATTCGGATGACCGCCCAGCATCAGCTTCCACCAGGTCAGCATTTTGACCGCCAGGTTCCAATCGAACTTGGCGACCGGGATGACAACCGCAAGGGGCAGGCGAGAGTTGTCCGTGTAAACAGGTCGCGGCAGAATGGATGCGATGTTCGCCTTTCTAAAGGCATCGTCCGCCTCCTTGGTCTTGATGAACCACCAACTCGTATCCCACGTCACATGCACGCGGATTCCAAGCGCCTCGGCCAATTCCGCTACTGCGGTTCCGGCATCGGAGTCCGTGTCATTGTCATAGCGCGTGAAGTAATCGTGACCCGAGACGAGGCCGCCGATCTTCACCTTGGGCCACCATGCGGCGATGTCGGCGCGGATGTGTTGGAGCCCGTGATTGCCATCGAGGTAACAGAACGACAGTTCCTCATCATCAAACATGCCCACCGCGTTGAGACTCATCATCCGGTACAGCGTGCAGCGAGGATGCTTGCCTATGGTCTTGCACACCTGCGAGAACACTTGATTCATGTCCTGCTTGTTCGCGCCGTCGAAATACACCGACTCCGGCTGATTCTCCCACGGGTCCACGCAGTAGAGATGACCCTTCCATGTCTTCAGGATATCGGTCGCGTGGGCTCCGAACAGCGTTCCGACCTCGACTCCTTTCCCGGTTAGTCCGCGCCCGTTCAGGAAATCGCCCAACTGGGTGCGGTGAGAAAAGTTCTTCAGTTCCGTCTGGATGGTCATTTCGGGAGGGCGATAATGTCGCGCTGAGGATAGGTCGAATTCAAATGCGGCTCCAGTTCTCTGTGCTCATAGCCGAGTTCAGCCAGAATCCCGAGGACCGCAGATTCACTGGAGCCGTATCGCGCCAAGCAGGCGTGGTTGATTTCAAGGACGATGGCCGGCCGGAGCCGACGAATGGTATTCTCGGCCCCTTTGAGAACACGCGGTTCAAAGCCTTCACAGTCGAGGTGGATCAGATTGAGATGGGTCAGAGAGAGCGAGTCGATTGTAATGCACCTGACCGCGATCTCGCCTTTATCGGAAACGTGCGAGGCCCCAGCGTTTTCTTCGGAATGAAACGAGAGTTGATCGAGCGCGTCGGACAGGGCGAAGTTCAGCATCCGCACTCGTGGATCATCCTCAAAATTACGCTTCAGGCACTCAAAGGCAAGCGGGTTAGGCTCACAGGCGATAACGGTGCCGCTTGCCCCGACGAGACGCGCGTAAGTCGCCGTGTGGTCGCCAATGCAGGCTCCGGCGTCAAGGACGGTGCCACCGGGAGGAATATACTGACGGAAGAAAGCTATCTGGCCGTCAGCCAAATCAAGCCGACCGTGGTTCTCGATCCATCGACTGAGATGGCTGTCTTTCTCAAGCACGTAGATGCCTTGCGGAGTTCGGAGGATGCCGGCAGGGATGTTCATTAGTGCGAGCAGTCAGCGTAATACATTTTGTCGCCGCAAGACTTGCATTCGGCATCCCCATCAAACCAGTAATTCGTACCCCACTCATCGGGATGCGACCCCGTGTTATTGATGGTTACATGAAGTGCGCCTTCGGCCTTGCATGTCGGACACATGGCCTTAACCACGCGCCTGAAATCCAAATAAAACCCCAGCATGGGCACTGGGAAAACGTAGAGCCGGCGTTTCTTGGCGTCCCAAAACAGGCCGGCCCAGAAATCATACCACGCAAAAAGAGGGCGGATTTTCATGGTTCTTCGGGTCGCGAGACAGGTGCTCGGGCATCCTTTTCGGTCCCGCTATCAATCAATTCAGCCAGCCTCCGCAGACGAAACACCACGTCAGGCACCTCGTCCACCGGAAGAAATTGCTGAGAGAATGATCCCGATTCCATCTGAACGGTCAGACGCCATCCGTTGCGGTCGGCCTCTATTCCCATGAATTGGATTCGGTCGGTCATTTTCCAGCCCAATACCCAAAAGTCGGCCCGCTCCCAATGAAACAGCGACCGCGAATGGAATTTATATTGGCCATCCTCTGACAGTACGGGGCGCTTTCCTTAATTTGGCCCGATCCACAGCAAACGCGACATAGCCCCATAGGAACAACCTGGCCGCGGCAGTCACACCCGCCGGCTCCATTGCAGCACTCAGTCTCCCATTCGCCCCTTCCGTAACAGGCGGGGCATGTGATAAGCTCTCCACTCATTTCATCAACGGCGGCACGCCCACCTGAAGCGCCTTGCAGATCGCGAGGTACACAGGGATGGACGGCCAATTTTCGCCCAGTTCAATGTGGGCCATGGTGAAGTAGGATACGCCAACCTCCTCGGCCAACTCGGTCCTGGACATCCGCATTTCCTCGCGGCGCTTGCCGAGGGCCGCAGCGAACAGGCGGAGGGCCTTCTTGGATGAAACCGTGTGATGGTTGCGGTGCTCGCGGCGTAACACCGTGGCAGCTTTCTTGATTTGGGCGGAGGCGGTCATGCGTTAAAGACTGACTTCATGCCGCCGCAGCAAGTCCCGCTGATTCTTTGCCGTCAAGCGGAAAATGGACTTGATTCGGAAAATGGAGACGTGCAGGATACGCGCATGAACCATCAGTCCTCCCCCAAAAATGCCGTCGCTCGCCAATCCACTCAAGTCGAAGAGATGCAGAGCCAACTTTCTAGCGCCATCGACAATCTGCACGCAGCAATCGAAGCGCACGCAGAAAAAATTAAGAGCGTCGTGAGATCAGAGATTCCAGCACCAGGAGAAAAGGGCGAATGCGCCCCAGATTCAGCCCTCGTGCCAGCGGCCGATTTCCTGCGCAGCCAATTCCGTCGCGTGCGCAATCTGACGCTCCGCTTGGAGGATATTACCTCTCGCACGGAGGCCTGATATGCCCGAACTCTTCCCGGAATCAGAAGTGACTCAGCTCTCGCCGCGCCTCGCGTGGATGAAGCGGCACGATGTCGTCACCGGAAAGAACGAGGCAGGGAAGTGGTTCGCGATTATCACTGAAGACCTCGTGGGAAGCGGGGAGAGCGAGGTTGCTGCTCTTGAGGATTTGGTCGTGCGCTCCGGGCTCAAGCATTGGTTGTTATGAGCACGGCCCTCACCACCTGGCTTATCGGCTACCTGTTCACGCTTGGCGCTGTTGAAAAGAAGCACAACTCCGTATTCATGATGATCGCGCTGCCGTTTATCTGGCCCATTATACTCGGCTGCATGTGGAGAGACAGGAGATGACCGCCATCGTCCCCACCATCTCCGTCGAATTCGACATGGAGAGCGAGCGATTCCACCTCCTCGCCTCCAGCTACGGCCAAGTCATGCCGGTCGGCCCTCGCCTATTCCGTGCAGCACCATACCCGCACATCGCTTTTGAGCACCAGACCCAGGATGCAGCAGAGAAGGACGCGGCCACGCTGCGAGCGTATCTCGATGACTGCGCGGCAGGGCGGCGCAAGGAGAAGGAGAGCAAGCCGGTCGGGAGGGGATGGTGGGAAGACTGAATTTTATGAAAATCGAACTTGAAGATGCTATCCCGTTTGCGCGCTGGCTGGAACAGCAGCTAATCCCAAGGCACGCGCACTGCGCCCTCGCCGGAAGCGTGCTACACGCTGGATCATCCGAAAAGGATTTGGACATAATCGTGTACCCGCACAGCAAGAGCGGCATGCTTACGCCTGAACAACTGATTGATGTTCTGAAGGAGATTTTTCCGACCGGATTTCTTCACACGGACACGTCGTATCCGCACGATCGCTACGTGTTTCGCGTGAACGGATACGGTCCTGGAAAATGGAGAATCGAATGCTTTGTGTTACTGGGAGCGGAACAATGACCCCAATAAAATCAACCAACCTCGACGCGCTGAATGCGCGCTTCGCGGAAAAAGTGGCAGGGTGGATGCCGCATCGCACAAGAGGGTTCGTCATGGACGGGTGGCGCGATGACAATGGGTGCTTTCAGATGCGACCGACCGACTTCTGCCGAAACGCCGATGCAGTGCTGTCATGGCTGGACAAGTGGATTTGGCGGGCCCAGCGCCACCTTCCGGGATTTGGAGTCACGGTTGAGATTCATCGCCATGACATGCCTCTTGAATGGGCCGGAAGAAGCAGCGGGGAAACCGAGTCCTTCCCCCATGCCGCCGTGATCGCCCTGCTTCGAGCCCACGGCCAAGAGGTGCGCCATGACTGACAAAATCCTCTGCATCGGCGGAGCCGCGGACGGACAGCGAATCGACCATAGGGGGCGGCGGGACTTTGCCGCGACCGAGCCCCGCGATCCGGATGCGGAAATGGACATGCATTCCGTCATCAAATACTCCCACTACCGCGTTGAGCGTTTCTGGATTGGCGACAGTCGCACGGAAATCAGCGTCGCCGTCGAAGGGAATATGTCCACCGAGCAGGCGTTTCGGAAACTACTGGATGGTTACAAGCCCTGACCCATGGACCCGCTCACCTCAATCACCACCGACATTGCCCGCAAAATAGCTCAGGATCAGGACGACCTGATTCGTCGGTTGGCGCACGCGCGCCTGAAATTCCCAGCCTCCGATGCCGTGCTCATTCCTCGGCTGCGCTGGGAAATCCACCCGGACAAAGCAGAAAAGATGCTTCTGCTGGACGGCGAGCCGCTGGCACTCCTTTGGCCGCCTGCATGCGAGACCACGACGTGCGACGCAACCGGGAGAAACGAGATGAAGTGGACGATGGCGTATTTGGCGTTTTAGCCTGTACCCGCATGTCCATCCTCCAATACATCCTCCGCAAATTCTGCCGCCACAGGCATTGGAAATGCGTGCGTCATCGCGTAGTGTCCATGCACGCGGACTGTTCGCCGGAATGCGATATATGGACGAAGGAATGCGAGAATCTGATTCAATGCCGTTGCGGGCGCACGGAGTATGCCAGTTTTCAGGTGAGGTGGGTCGTGTTTAATCCGGAGCCGCATGACTAAGCCGAATCATAGGATTAGGACCGGAGGCGTGCGGCGCGACTCACATAAGCCATGACTGCGCCCATCCTTGTTCTGATTGCCGAAGCGATTTATGAGGCGCACATGAACGGCATTCCAGTGAGGCGCATCTATCTCGGTCCGGTCAAGCAACGCGAATTAGAGAAAGAGCTTGAGCGCAATGTCATTGGCTTTGAGTTCATGGGTTACAAGGTTGTTGCTTCCAAGAAGCCGGGGATTCAGGTGGGGAGATGAACCCGCTCGAACTCATGCTCGCCGAACTCCAGAGTTCGCAACTGGAAGTCATCCTCGTTCCACAGAAGCGATACACGAACGAGTGCGGCATGATCCGGGTCGCGGTGTCAAAGAACTGTTCCTGGTATCGGAAATTCTGCGCTGCCAACACGAGCAAGCGCGGCGTTCGGCGGGGACGTCAGGACACCATCATCCGTCGCCAGCATACAATCAGGGCACTTGAGCGCATGATCGCCGGACAGCCCAGCCGCTACTACCGCGACCAGCTTGAGGCCATCGCGCGCAGAATGAACAGGGCCGCATGAAACTCTCCCGCTTCTATCACCTGAGCTTCAACGAGACTCGCCTGTGGGAGTTGATCGCAACGCAACGCGATCCGATGACGGCGAAGGCGCTCTCTCCTATTTTCGACGCGACCAACGACGGCTTCTGTCAGCGCGAGTGGATTTCGCACAAGCTCTCATACTGGCATCGCCGCGGCTTCATCGCTCGCCCGGGCAAGGGCCGCTATTGCGCGCCGCATATTCACGCGCGGGCGATTTGGATTTTGAGTCCGGCGTAGCCCCCTGTTGGGTTGACATAACCCAACGATGGGTTTTCATGGACGCACCATGAAAACACTCACCTATCATTGCTCCGGCACGATTCCCGCCGCTCCGAGAAAGGAAAAGCCAATGAAGTTCTCGGGCTCCCTGAAAGACTTTGAAGATGGCCAGCTGTGCTTCGTAATCGCAAGGCGCTACAAAGGCAAAGGGCCGGTGAAGCTGCTGCTTCACGAGGCCAGAGCAGCAGGAAAAGATTCATTTGGCTACGGCCACTTGCGCTGCTGGCTGGTTTCTCCGGGATCGCTGATCGGTTCCGCGCAAAGCGAAAAGAAAGCGGCGGCGGCGAGGCGAAACGGAAAGAAAGGCGGTCGCCCTCGGAAGTAGGTCCATACCCCAATTATTTTCCGTTTTCACCTACTTGACTCTTGACGGCAGATAACCCGCTCGTCTTTGTCGGAATTCTCCCGATGAAGACAGCACTACAAACCACTTTTGCGCTCGCGCGTCTCCGGATGCCGGGCGCTTTTCATTTGGCGGCCGGCTGGCAACAGTCAACCGCCCACGCGCTACGGTCGGCGATTGCTGTCGTCGGGAGAGCCGTAGCGCGTGTTTATTTTTCAGCCCGCCTCACCCCCTCAGACACGACACCCACGCCCTTGACCCCAATCCTTAGCGGAGTGGGGGAATGAACTGGTTTCTTTCACACAGAGCGGACGCGCGTGCCCTGCCGTTGGCTGACAGGCATTACAACCGACAGAAGATAGGGAGTCCGCAGTTTCTTCCTCCAGGGCGATGCTTTGCGTTGATAGTGATGGGCGGAACTCTTGGAGACAGGGCCACGGCCGTATGGGCCACGTCATTCCCATACGCGCAATACGTGAAGCATCAGTGGGCTGGTGCGTGGATGAATTCGATATTCCGAAATGAATCAGACATACTTTCGTCTGATTTGATTCGCGAGGCCGTGGCGATCACTCGCTGGTATCACGCAACGAATCCTAAGTGGGCTGTTGAGCCGGAGCCCGCGCACGGCATGATGACATTTGTGGACGCGGAGAAGACGCGACACAAACGCGACCCCGGTCGCTGCTATCGGAAAGCGGGATTCACGCACGTTGGATTCACACGGGGGGGGCTATGGGCGCTCCAGTTACTCACGAAGGATATGCCGGAGGCGCGCGAACCTGCGCAGCGTGAAATGGAGGTCGCATGAAAAAGCTCCGCAAAAAAGACCGCCCAAACCTGGCGCTGCTCCAGTATTTCGGGCATGTCGCCCTGCCGGCTGAGACATCCACGCCTGGCGAGAAGCTGATCCTCCAGCGACCGTTTCCGAAGCCGCGAGCAGAACGCGCGTCTGTCCGAGAGGCTCGCGCCACCGGCCTCTGTATATACTGCCGACTGGTCCCAGCGCACTACTACGGGCCGGAGATCGGGTTTGGGGCGGGGTGTGATGCTTGCGCAAAAAAAAGGAGGAGTCGATGACCGACGACACCCAACGCCAAGCCGACATCGAAATGGTCAAGGCGCACTGCAACCAACTATCTGAACACTTCGACACGGTTCAGATATTCGTCTCCCGCCACATGCCAGCGGAGCTGGAAGGGACGCGCACGATCAATTTCGGGGCCGGCAACTGGTACGCGCGCTACGGTCAGGTTGTGCAACGGAAGATCGCATCCGACGAACGCGAGCGAATCGCAGAGCGCAAAGATAACGAGGAGAGCGAAGGATGACCCCCCCCGACATGGAATTCGACGACGGGCCCGCCCCCGAATCCTTTGAGACGGCCACGCCTGTCCTACCCAAGGCAGCGCCCCAATCCGACAGTGCTCTTCCGCATTCAGCCGAAGCCGAGGAACACGTCATCGCCTGCTGCCTGCTGGACGGAATCGCCGAGGAAGGGTGGGCAACGCTGCGCGCGGCAAAGGACGCAGGGCTTACTCCAGCCTCATTCTACTTCCCCGCGGCGCGGCTGCTTTTTGAGTACGGCCTGAACGCGCTTGCTGCGGAACTGCCGTTCACCCTCGACACCTTGGCCGAGGAACTGAAGTCCAACCGGATGCTGGATGCGGTCGGAGGCTTTGCCTACCTCATCCAAGTCACAAGCAAGGTTCCGACGACGGCGCACGCCCAGTATTTCATCCGCCGGGTCCGGGACTTGGCTGCCATGCGCTCCCTGCGAGAGGCGACGGCACGGGCCCAGGAACAGATCAAGCTTGGCGTCGACCCCGAAGAAATCAGGGCCAAGCTTCAGCGGTCGATCCAACCGCCGGATCAGAGGACCACCGATCTCGACAGCCGCCGGGTCAAACTCCAGTCCCCGCCGCCCGAGCCGACGACGCGCCTGTTCCTCGCCGGCAAGCCGATCGCGACACCAGGCAACCTAGTGACGATCATCAGCAGGGCCAAGACAGGCAAGACCGCTACTCTCGGCGCCGCGGTGGCCGCCATCGTCGCCGCTCACCACGACAGGCACGATATGGACACTCTGAAGTTCACGGCCCCGCACACGGACGAGGCGGTGATTCTGTTCGACACCGAGCAGAGCCCATACGACGCATGGACCTGCCACTCCCGCTCAATGGCCCGGGCCGGCCAGAGTGACGACCCCGCGTGGCTGCACCACTATGCCATGGTCGGCATGAGCGCCGCTGATCTCCGCGCTTCCCTTCCTCGCGCCATTACCAAGGCCAAGACCGCCCACAAGGGCATCTTCACGGTCATCCTGGACGGCGTGGCAGACTTCGTAGCCTCCGTGAACGACGAGGCTGAGTGCAACGACTTTATCACTTGGCTGCGGGCCTTGGCGGTGGACAACAACTGCCCGATCATTTGCGTGATCCACTCGAACGAGGCGCAGAAGTCCGGCGACGACGGCCGCGGTCACCTAGGCAAGCAGCTTACACGAAAGGCGGAATCCAACCTGCTACTGAAGAAGGTCGGCGAGATCACGACCATCACCTCCGAGAAGCAGCGCAAGGCACCGATCACGGAGAAGGACGGGGTGGCGTTCCGCTGGGATGACACGCTTCAGCGGCATGTCACCTGCTCCACCGAATCAGTTTCCTCCGGCAAGATGGGCGGCAAGCCGAAGACATACACATTCGACAAATTCATCTCCATTTTCCCGCGCTCGGAAGACAAGGCGATGACCAAGCAGGCCCTCCTTCGCTACGCCGCGGACATCGCGCCCATCAAGGAGACGGCGTTTCGGGAAATTCTACACGAGGCAGTCGATAAGGGGAATCTTGAGCGCCGCCAGCGTTCCCATGGCTTTGTCTACTTCCTGAACGTGCCTGGCCAAAGTCATTTCCCCGCAGCTTCTTAGCCAGACTGAGAGGCCAGTTTCCAAGCGGTCGTAGGCGAGCATCCGCCGAGTCTGCGCGCGAGTTCGCGCACCCCGCCCGGCTTACCGTCCATGATCCATGTCGCGACGACCGCGGCCCGCTCCGCCTCCGGCAATAGTTTCCGAGACGGCCGACCCAGCGTGACTCCCTTTGACTTAGCAAACCTGAGCCCAGCCCGCGTCCTCTCTCGAATCAGGTTGCGCTCAAACTCAGCCACCGCGGCGATGATCTGATACTGCATTCTACCGCATGGATTGTCCGCCCGCGTGTCTATGCCTTGGGAGCAGCAGACGACGGCGACACCCATTTTCTCAAGCCGCTCGATCAGCCCGACCACATTGAGCACTGAGCGCCCCAGCCGGTCGAGCTTCACGCAGACAACCGCATCCACGCCACCGAGCGAGCAGCGATCCACCATGGCGTCCAATCCTGGTCGCTCCGCACGGGCGCCGGAGATGACGTCGGAATACTCAGACTCCACCGACCACTTCATGCGCTGACAGAATTCACGGGCTTCAAGCAACTGCGGTTCTACGGTTTGATCTTCGGTGGACACTCGCGTGTATATAATGGTGTTCATAAAATCAGTGAACAGTATATTGAACATTCAGTCAACATTGAATTATGAACACGTTTATCATACCGCTTATTTGCCATGCACAAAGGCTGCGGAAACCATGCGGAAATTCAATTTCTGCACCCTGCGCTAACCCCCCCTGCGGAAACCCCTAGTTAAAACTACGGGGTTGTCCCGCAGGGGAGAAAAACGGGGTTAGCGCGGATACCGAGGTTAGCGCAGGGTATGGTGAACGATGAACAATGGGAAATTTCAATCGCATGCCCCGTGGTCGGAATTCCGATAACGGGACCCAAAAGAAGCGGATAGGGGGTGGTCGGAATTTGAGATGACCTCGGCGGGACCGATGTCATCCGCGAGATGGATGACGAGGGAAGAGAGCCCAACGCGCTGCGCCCCGCCGGCCCGTAGCCCGCTGGGGAAGCGGGCATAGGGGGTGGTCGGAATTTTAAACGCAGCCCGCTAACGAGCACCACGCAACGCGCGCAGCGCCGCAATGCTGCCACGCTGCATGCCCTAGGCGTGGCGATCCACCCGCTGCGCGTGTCATGACAGCCACCAAACCCCACTTCGGGGCTTCTAGGGCCGTAGAAATCAGTCCACTAACGCCCGTCAGTGAACAGGGACGAACGGGATAGCGTCAGTGAACAGGCTAAAACGCATCCGCCGGCCCATCCTTCGGCGCCGGCTCGACTTTCTTAGGCCGCTTGTGCGCTTGCTGGCCAGAGGTCTTCCAATTCGCCTTTTGCAGCTCCTTCGCCATTGCCTCCCGCAGCTCAGGCGATTCTGCCAGGACCGCGCCAAGATCGACACCGCCTTGCGGCCCGATGTGCTGGTGAATGATCCGCTTGACGGGTTCGCCTTCCATGTGGGCGAGCAACTGAAACAGAGTTTGCGTGCGGATGCGCATGTCTGGCTCCGTTTCGAGGTGTCCGCCACCACCCGGAGAATCCTTCACCCAAAACGAGCGATTGGCCTTCAGGCCGTCCTTGGCCGCGGCAACCATGAGTGGCAGCAGTTCGGAGTCTGCGGTCAAAACTTCGGCTAGCACTTTGCCGATGCCGGCACCAGCGGCCGGAGCAAGCGTTGCTACTTGCGCAATTGTTCGGAGGTCTTGGGCAGTCGTGTCTGTGTCCATGGGTTTTGGTTCGCGCTAGGGCGCACGCGAAAGGTCCCTCTTTTTGTCAGCCCTTTCCATCCTTCATACCCCAAACGGAGTATGCTCGCTTACTCCAAAAAGACTACGCCAATCTCAATAAACAGGCATATGTAAAAGAAAATCATAACTATATTGATATTCAACGACAGAGTTTCTGACTTGTGTTTTTGTGCTCGCAAATGCTTTCGCTCTGCGGGAGAGTGCGGGCCCACCCAAGTCATGCCTACTTCACTTAAAGTCACCGCTCAGGAATTTGGCCGCGGTCCGGTTTCGACTCACCGCTTTGCCTCGTTAGCTGACGCTGCTCAGTACGTCAAAGACCGCTGGCAGGGCCCCGAGTATCAGGACGGTCCAGCGACGTTCCACAACGACTACTGCGTGTTTCGCTTGGTCGGCTTTAAGCTGGCTGACGTGTTTCCGCCTAAGCCGGTTTGTCGCCGCTCTGCCGCTCAGGAGGCGCGGAGATGCATTGAGGACGGCTGCGACGCGGGCGCGCATTGTCGGTTTTGTGGCGGCCATTTCCTCGATTATCACAACGCGGACCTGCGCGGGACTGCGTGTGATTCGTGCAAGTATGAAACGGAAGATCATGCGTTGGGCTGCGACGGCCCCGGCATCAACGGCCCGGAGTCAGTGTTTCAGGCCGGCTTGGATGACGGCGAGACAGGGTTCGAGAACGGCGTGCATTGGTCTGATCCGCGCGCGGATTATCCAGCAGGCAGCAGCGACCTCCGGCCGGGTTGCGGCTCTTGGGCGCCATGAACCGCATTCCTCATCTTCTGCGCGTGGCCGAAAAAGGCTTTGCCGCATTCGAAGCAGGTAAGCCCCGCGTGTCGCCCTATCAGGGGCGCGACAACCTGAGCCGGGCGCGGTCGCTCCATTGGCTTGGGGGATATGACGAGGCAGCCGCCAAGCGGGCAAAGAAGATAAGCGATTGCGCGACGGAAATCAGGCGCAACGTCACAGTCATTGATACGTACGGACGACTCGAAGAAATCCTTCTCAGACACTTTGGAATTTAACCCCGCACAATAACAACCCGTCGAAAGGCAATCCCGCCCGAGACAACTCCTGTCACAAATGAAAACGTTCACCCTGTCATTCACCCAGAATGAGCTTCAAGCTCTCTGCACCGCCATCTATGAGGACAGCTTCAAAAAGCACGAGCTGCTTAAACAAGCTGAGGCGCGGCCGCTCAACAGTCCGACCCGTGCGCCCGCCATCAAAGCCCGCGCTGCCGCGTTCATGGAAAGCTGTGACCTTCACGAGCGGTTGCAGGAAGTGCTTTATGCCAACGCTGAACTTGTGGAGGCGACGGACCGCCATCAGGTGCTTTGCGAGTGTGGGGATGCCGCGCCGTTTGATGTTGCTATCGCTGCCACTCGGGTCCGTCGCGCGCAAGAGCGTTTGGACCGGAGTGACGCGCTTCCATATCTCTAACCCCCTCTCCGTGACAGGAGGCAGCGCCGAAAGGCTGAGTCCCAGTCCGCTGCATATGTCCGATCTCTCCCATGAACTCTCCCTGCATCGATTACCGCTACAACCTGGAGTCCCGCGCCTGCGGACTTTTGATTCACCAGCCCGGTCCGATTGCTCGCGCGGCCTGCGCTTATGCATTGCGAGCCTGGCGGTCCTCCGGATCGCATGGGCCAGCTAATTTCGAGCGCGCCCGCTGGTTTCGCCATCACATCAGCTTTGTCGGCTACCCCCTCAAATGATCACCTTCCAACACATCAAATCCGGCCGCTATCTCGCGAGCCGTTCCGACTGGTCGCATGCCGTGCTGCTTGCCGACGCTTATCCGTTCCATGTGAATGACGAAGCGCCGATGCGCGCGCGGTATGCTGACTTGGTCGGCTACCGCACTGTGGCCTATTCCACGCGGATCGACCATCCGGAGAATGACCTGGGCAAACTCAGCCCGGAGGAACTGCAAAAACGCTATCCTGTTTGATCCTATGAGCACTTCATCCAATTCCACCCCGCCCGCCGCCGGTGCCCACAAGAGCACGGTAGCCGAATCCACGCCGGAAGCTTCCCGGCGCGTCCTTATCGGCCTGATTCACCTCGCCGAAAACGAATCCCCTGTTGACAGTTCCGAAGTGGCGCGGCTGCGGGACGAGCTTGATGCGGTTGAGCGCGAGATTGCTGCCGGAAAAGCTGCGCACACGCCGACGCCTTGGAATCTGCACCGCGCCTATGATGGCGAACCGTTCTCCGTCACCGGTGAGGACACGCCCGAATTTATCGCCGCATCGTTGTATGTGGCAAAGGATGATCGAATCATCGCGGAGGTGGTTTACCGCTCACGCGATTGCGGTTACCCCAACGTCACGGACTACGCCGAATTCAAGGCCAACGCCGCCTTCATCGTCGCCGCCTGCAACGCCCACGAGGCCGACCAAGAGAGGATTCAACGGCTCGAAGCGTTGGCTAAAGCCGCCGCCGCGCTGGACTGCTTCACCCCCAGCGCCTGCGATGCCGTCAAACAACTCGCCCGCGCCGTCCTCCAAAAATAACCCATGAAACATTTCTCCATCCACAAACGCGCCCTCATTCAACGCTGCATCCGCGGCGAGTTCGGGCTTGCTGTAATGACCTACGTCGGCTCCGTCCTCATGCGCGGCGAGGGATCGCATTACTATGGCGACGCGCAATGCAGGGAGTATTGGGCTTTGGTCGCCGCCTGGCAGCGCATTCTGGAAATCAGGTCGACGGGAGAGATCGTCCAATGATTATCGTTATCAATTCCGTCCTCTACACGGCCGGCGAGCCGTTTGCCCGGTTTAAGTCGAACATGGCTGCGGCGCTATGGCTTCGGTCGGTCGGCGCAACTCTCACCCGGCGCATGGGATCAAGGTTGGTCTTCAAACTATGAAAACCATCACCATTACTGTTGAACTGCCCGAGAATCACGCCTGGGCGCTGGCTCAGCTCTGCAAGCGCATCACCTATTTCCAATGCGAGCGCCTGAGCGATCCTGCCAACAAGGAGGAGCCATATCAGATGATCGCGGCGACCAATGCTGTTGCTCGCGCTCTGGCTGAAAAAGGATACGCGCCGCGCTAACCATTTCCCCGCCGCCCGCTCTAACGTGGGGCGGACCAAGCGGGGAGAAACGCCCGAAAGGGCACAAGGTACATGGACCACAAAAAAGATGAGATACCAGAAAAGGAATGGCTGACGAAAGAAGGCCATAGGCTGCATCAGGCCGAGCAACGGGCTGGCGGTTATCGGAAGCGCTCGCTTCTGCTAATCGGCATCGTCCTCGGGCTGATTGGAACCGCCCTAATCTGGGCGCTCATCAATCGGTAGCAATGCCGGCCCGGCTCTCTTCGGAGGGCCGGGTTTTGTCCCCACTTTCAAATGAAGACACTATTCTTTCTGCTCTTGGTTGCGAGGCTCGCTGCTCTGCCCCCAACCATGTCCGCCGGTTACACTGGCAGCATGTGGCCGGAGCTGAAGGGTGGCGAGGTTCTGATTCCGGAAGCGAAGTCCTATTCGGAATTGAAACCAGGCGACCGCGTGCTGCGCTTTGATGCGCGCAGAAACAGGATTCTGACGCATGTAGCGGTCTGCCGGTGGGGTCGCGGCTGGGTCACGCGCGGCATAAACTGTCGCAGGCAGGACGACGGCCTGATGGGGCCGGAATCCTACCTAGGTATCTGGAGAATCGCCGGCTACCCGATACCGGGGCCGACGCCGTATGATCCCGGGCTTATCGTACAGCCGGAGGCAGCCCCATGACCCTCCGTGACCTTCGCCGAGAAATGGCCGCTGTTGAACGTGGGCCGATCCTTACGCCATTGGGCCTGCGATTCGCAGCCGAGATCACCAAGGACCCGAAGCTTTTGCAGGCATGTCGCAATGCTGCGCGGCCTTCGCTCCATCCGATCCCGTCACCGCCGCTACTGGCTGCGCGTGGCTCGGCGGAGGGCAGAGAAGCTGTTACAAAACTGAACCAAACTTCACGCTTGCCACACCCTGCCGCTTGACGGCAAAAATGGCCGCAGATGAATATGAAATGCCTTCTCCTGATTCTAGCATGCCTGATTTTATTCGGCGTTTTCATCACGCCTTGGCCGATGACAAACGGAAGAACGCTGCGCGTGATTGAACTGGATCGCCACAGTCTCTCGGTGTTCAAGGTTTATTACACGGAACGCCGCGCTGGATCAGCCACAGTCACCACTTACACATGGATTCTTTTTCGTTTTTAAAATCATGACCCACCCAGAACCGACCCGCAAGGGGACGCCCACGCCCGAAGATGCCGCCCGTTGCATGGAAATCCGCAAGTGTTCCAAGAAGGGAGGGCGCGTCTCTCCGGCGGAGATGAAATTCTGCAACCGCATGTTCAAGAAATATCCCGACTGGTACGCCTCGGGGGAATCCGCCGTTTTCAACGCGACAGTCCCTTTCGGCTCCAACGTGCGTGCTTAACCCGCCACCCCCAGCCCAGCAACGAACTGACATGAAGACATCCGCCATCATTCGCATCGTCGGAAGCATCACCGGGGCGCTCGCCCTGTTTGTCCCCATTCGGATTATCCTCACAGGAAATCCTTCGCCTGATTACGTGAACATTTCGGCGGCCCTGCTAGGGGTTGTTTCGTTCATGCTATTAGGCCCGCTCTCCATGCTCTCGGAGGATGGGAAATGAATTTCAACCTCCACCCCGCCAAGCCCGGCAAGCGCACCCGCAAATCCCGCGCCATGGACCGCGACATCAAAGCCCTCAAAGGGGCCGCTCGCGCTCTCAACGGATGCACCAGTCGGCGCACCCTCAACGCCGCGCTCTCATTCCTCGTGGATTACTACATCACACACCCGTCACCGCAGCTGCCGGCCCACCTCAACCCGAACGCCCGATGAAAACACAGAAACTGCAACCCGCCAAGCGCACCCGCCCGCAAGTGATGTGGATGAACGAATCCGGCTTTGTTCGTCCCGAATATTCGGCCATGCACTTCATCCCGGTTTACGTTATTCCCGCCAGCCCCGAGGGCCTTGCGGAGCTGAAGGAGCAACTGATCGAAATGGAGATGAAGGTGGTCTACAAGTGGCCGGTTCCGCACACGCTAAGCCGCGCCCATGTGGAGCCGACCGTTGATCGTTTCCTCTCCGTCATCGCCCCCAAGCAACCGCAGGCCGGCGCTAAGGGGAAGGGGAGGCGCAAATGAATAAGCCGGTTGAAATCCTGGAGCCATTAAATGTCCTCAGCCTTGGCGGGGGCGTTCAATCCTCGGTGTTGGCGCTCCTGAAGAGCAAGAGCCCCTTAGGGCGTCCCGATCTAGCAATCTTCGCAGATACGGGCGATGAACCGAAGGCCGTTTATCGCTGGATTGAATGGTTGAAGACGCAGCTTTCTTTTCCAGTCATCACGGTCCATAGGGGAGTTCGCCTATCAGATGCCGCTACCACGGTTCGCACGTCCAAGAAGACCGGCCTAAATTACACGAAGCCGCAACTCCCGGCGTTCACGCTATATCCCGAAGGCGACGGCAGGAAGCCAGGCAAGATGCCGCGTCATTGCTCCGCTGACTTCAAAATCGACCTGATAAAACGGGAGGCGAAGAAGCAGGCCGGAAAGGGTCGAAACATTATCATGTGGCTTGGCATCTCCACCGATGAGCCCGAGCGCATGAAGCCCAGCAAGGACCCGCGAATTGAGCATCGTTATCCGCTGATTGAATTGGGCATGTCCCGGGAGGACTGCATCAAGTGGGCGCTGGTCAATGGGTATCCTGAGCCGCCCCGATCTGCCTGCATTTACTGCCCATTCCACAGCGACGAAGAATGGCTTCGCATCAAGACCGAGACGCCGGATGAGTTTGCTTTCGCCGTGGACGTAGAGCGCCGCCACCAAGCCGCGCTAGCCCAGTGTTCCCGAATCGACAGCAAGCCTTTCTTCCATCCGAGCCGGGTCCCGCTGGACCAAGTTCAATTTAAATCATCCGACAACCGCGCCGCTTTCCGCAGACAATGCCCCGCTGAAGGACTCTGCGGCATGTAAATGTATCGTAACCGATACACGCGCCGCCCACTCAACCGAAAATGTATTCCATACGATACAAGCATGACCTCAGATAACTACGACCAGACGGAAAGTTGTCCGCCTGCTGAACAGCTTATTGGCGGGATTTTAACTGCTGAACACAAAGCCCGATTCAACGCGGCCATAGCTTCGGGTTGGACGTTTCATCCGTCCAAGGATGTGGGCGGAACAGCGCGCCCTGAATACTGGGAAAAAGACGGACAAGAAATTTACGCGGATTACCCGCCCACCCCCTGACCTTATGCCCTCACTAGAACGAAAGGGCGGAAGCGAACCCGACAAGATCGGCCTCGGTTATCGTGGAAGCGACGGAGCAATGACCTGTTTTCTTTGCGACTGCGAAATGGAGTGGGAGGACTGTGGTGCCTGCGGGGGCGACGGCTTCTTTGATGGATACGAGGAAGACCCAAATTGGTACGCACCCGGCGAAGACGTCACCTGCACCCAGTGTGGCGGCGAAGGCGGCAATTACTGGTGCGTCACCGGCTCATGCGAAACCAAAGTCTGCATCCGCGTTGTAACCAAACCGATTTCACCATGACCCCACCCGATCAATCGCCCACCCCGAGCGGCGACCGCCCGGACACCCCAGAAGAACTGGAGAAGTTTGATCACTACGTCGCGCCTCATTTGAAGACGCAATCACCACCCACCCCGAGCCGGGCTGCGAAGCTGGCTGAAGAGATCCATTTCGAGATCGTCACGCTCGGCATTATCGAGCGTGACAAGGTCGTCGCCCTCCTCCAGTCCGCCCTCGACGAGGAACGACGGGAGGCGTCTGCGTTGTTCAATCGCCACACCGAAGCGGTGGGCGGTTTTATGAACGAACTGCACATGATTCTGTGCGACCCGCTGGCTGAAGGAACGCGGCAGGTTTCGGAGGTTCGTGCCGAAATCGTGGCCGCCGCCCGAAAGAGCGTCGAAGACCTCGCCCGCCTCACCTCACTAGGCCAGGCCCAGTCACAAAAACTATTCGACATGTCCGTTGAGCGGGATCGCCTCACCTCGCAGGTGCGGGAGTTGGAGGACGCGATTGATTTCAGCCAGGGCGAACTCCGCGAGATGAAGGACGCCCACGAAACACTGATGCGTCATCACGAAGTCGTCTCCAAGCTGTGCGACCAAAACGAAGACGCGCTCACGGAATCCCGCGCCGAGGTCGCCCGCCTCACCTCGCAACTGCAGGAGTTGGAGGAATCCAATCGGGGACTGTCGTCGCAATGGTCCGCTGCCACGCTTGAGGTCGCCCGCCTCACGGAGGAGGTGGAGCGAATTACGAAGGAGCGGGACAGATTCCACGATCAATGGCGAGATGCCGAAAAGGTGTGCGCGGAACTCCGTTCGCTATCGGAAACAAACGGAAGGCAACTCAACGACGCCAAGGAACTCCTGCGTGAGATTCGAGATGGCGAGGTGAACCCCTCCGACGAAGCCGATAAGTTCCTGCGTGACCACGTTCCGTCAACGCTGGTTTCCCTCCGTGCCGAGAACGAACGCCTGCGCGGGGCGTTGGAGGAGGCCGATTCAGAATTGGAGCGCCTCCAAGGGATCACAGATGCCGAAGCGGACGGTCCCCTCATCGAACACGTGCGGGACCGCATCCGCGCCCTCCTCACCCCACCCGCCAAGCCGGACGACAGCAGGGACAGCAAATGAGCCACAAGCCTTACACCATTCTCGACGCCTACCGCGAAGAGATAGAGCACTGGAAGCGTGTCCCGTATGCACACAAGTCGCTTCTCATGGCGTTTACCTACTGCCTCAAGCTCCGCCTGGATGGAACGAGTTTCGACGAACAATTCCCTTCAACCCAAGAACCCGACTACCGGGCAGACTAACATGACCCCCTACCTCACCCGCGTGCGCGAGGCGATTGAACGCGCCATTCAACAACACCATGACGCCTACGCGGAACTTGTGCCCGCCATAGAATCGGTCCGCAACCAAAAGGAACTCGTCGCCCGTATTGTGTCCGCTCTCACGCCGCTCCTCTCCGAACGGCAGGGTGCGGACCTACAGAAGATCGCTTACGATTTACGTACCAGCAATCGCATGGTGGAGGAGACTGGCAGTGGGGAACAGCAGGGCGCCGACCAATGGAAGCATGCCACGCTGCACGTCGCCTGCTTGGCCGAAGATCCCGGCTTCGCAACGCGCACATCCGACGAACAAAACCGGATTCGTGATCGGGTGATCGCCAAGAACAACGCGCCCGCCCCCGACTCCCCGAAGCCTGCGGAGTGGATGGGAGACGACCTGCTTACGAAGATCATGCAATGCGCGGTCTGCATCCACATCAACATAGACGATGAGAAGTGGAGCGTTCCCAAAGACCCGCTTTGGGTGCCGACTATTAGGGCGCATGCCACAATGATTTTGGAGTACGCTGCCGAGTTAACCCGTAAGCACGCCACCGACTCCCCGAGCCCGCCCCAAAGGGCACAGCCTGCGGAGTGGATTCAGGCAACCGGTTTGGCTGTCGCTCGCGCTTGGATATGGGGCCGCGATAGGTCAACCACGCAGGCCGATTTCGATAAGGCGCCCAACGTTAAAGCACTGGCTGATCTGGTCACGAAGGAGATCGCCAAGCACGCCCCCGCCGCGCCCAGTTTGGAGGACACGGAGAGATTGGACGCATGCCTGCGCCTGAATCATGAAATGAACCAACGCTCGACGGGAAATTACTATCTTCCCGAAACGCGTGGCGGGGTTGACTCAATGCGTTTGGCCCGCGCCGCCCGCAAGGAGGGGAACGACAAATGAAGCCCGAAGCACAACGGATCGCCATTGCGGATGCGTGCCCGCAACTGTTTCACCGATACAGCACATGGGATTACGTTTCGGCCTCGCATCGGGTTTATTTGGTTAGAGCCGGAGCGGGACCCGAAGGCGAGGAGATTGACCCACTCAACGACCTCAACGCCATGCACGAGGTGGAGAAACTATTACCGCTACACGATGCCAGAATTTCTTACACCGATAAACTAGCGTCAATCTGCGTGGTATCGGTAACAAAAAACGGTGTATGGTGGGCTATCACGCATGCCACCGCCGCCCAAAGAGCCGAAGCCTTCCTCCGGACCATCGGCAAATGGGAGCCCACCCAATGACCACCACCCAACGCGCCAGGGAGGCGATCGAACAAGCGAATGTCGATAACGCATGGAGCCCTGCCGATATTGACCGCATCCTCGCCGCCCTGGAACCGATCTTGCGGGAGGGGGAGGTCGCACTCCAATTCCAAGGGGCCGACCAGTTCAAAAAAGACCTGATTTGGCTTTTGGGGCAATCGGGGAACTCGATTCCAGAAACCGCCGAACACATCTGCAAGCTTATCGAGCGCCACAATCTATCGTGCGTCCCGACTCCAGAGGAGGCCAAGACCGGCGAACACTACTTCATCGACCGAGACCGCTTCATGTCCTACATCGACCGCGAGGTAAACCCAGCCCGGCTCAAAGAAGGATTGGCCGTTCTAAGTGAACGGTCCTGCCTCGAAAGCTACCGTATCATTAAGTCGGGAGTCTATCACCTCGCCACCCAACCCAAAGAAGGAGGGAGCAAGTGAAGGACTGGGACGCCACTCGCAGGTGGAGGATTTATTTCGAGGGGAAACGCTTCCTCTCCTTTAAGATTGCCTGGCACTGGGTGCATCAAGTCTGGGACAACAATCCGCGTGCCGATGATTGGTGCGCCGCAATTTGCTTAAACAATCCACGGGCATCCGCCCCTTTCGACGATGATGACAACTACTTCTGACAACCCCCAGCCCCCGCCCACGAAAGAAGCAATGGAGACGGCCACCAAATTCATGGAAGCCGTCGCCAATGGGTTTAACGATCCCATCCGGCTCGCCCACCTCATCGACTCCTTCGCCCAGCAGAGGGAGGGGGAGGCGGAGAGGAACGTTGAACGCGCTTGCTCGTGGGCTGCCAACTGTTCGCTCGCGCTCCACACACTGAAGATGAAGGTGCGCGATTTCCAACATGGCGTCGTGAATAAGCCTCCAGGAAACAACAGCGAACAACCGCGCGTCGTCGGATACGCTGACCGTTACAATGAACTTCTTGAGGAATCTGCCAAGCCCCAGCCGCAACCGGCCGCCCAGAAATCTCTAGGCAAGGATTCTGCCGCCATCGAGGGCGAGCACGGCCCAGGAGTTTGATATGACCACCGAATTCAAATCCAATCAATCCCCGCGGTTGCCTGAAAACTACGCGGCCCATGTCGATCGAATCTTGGCGAAGAAGCAACCTCGCCAGTGGTCGATGGGATTTCTCTATGCGCTGACCGCTATCTGCTGGCTGGTCTGCGGGGCGATCATCCTCTACTCGCTTTATGAATAGCCTGCGATTGCCGTATTTCTGGAGCCGGCTTTCTTTCGTTCAGAAGGCAGCCTATCTCTGCTCGTCAAAACAGGCGAAAGATTATTCCGATGCCTGCTCGATCCTCGCCTCTTTCAGGCGCAAGAAGCGCCAGCAACAGCAACCCATAAAACCGAGACTCCCTTATGCAGAATAAGTCCTTCCAGCGCCACAACCGCAAACACGACCCGCATCCGGAGTGGACCGCAAGGGGCCATCTGGTCTTCAATTCCAGACTCGGAACCGGAACAGCATCGGGCCTTCTGGACGATGAAATCCGCGCGGCCCTCCACTACGCGAGCGGCATCATCGGCCTCCCCAACGGTGGTCTCAGGCTAAAGAAGACGCTGAAGACCGAAGCGAAAAAGCGGGGGCTCCTGTGATCGCCTTGTGGATCACGCTCGGCTGGGTGCTCATTTGCGCTTGGCGGATGAAGAAAAGTTCCAAAAGAGAATGATTTTCGCTTGACGGGAAATGCGCTATCAAACAGACCGATAATCTCAATCCTGAATAATATGATTCGCTCAAAACAGATGGACGAGCTGCGCAAGCTCGATAACAACCTGCGCGAACTCGGCGCGGCCAAGAAGCCGTCCCTTCAGTACCACGTCATGCGGGCACTTACCTCCGGTGAAATCCCCAAGATAAAGCCGGTCGCCAAGATTTCCGAAGCGGCCCGCGCCAAAATCATTGCCGGTGGATACCACTCGGATCGCACGCTCAATTTCCATGAGGTCTTTGCGTCCTGCAACGGATACGAGGGCGAGATGAAGCAGTATGAGGCTTATGAGGGGAGCCGGTCTCGCAAGGTCGAGGCGTATTCCCGCGCCTCGGAAAAGATCATGCTTCGCGCCCTGAACAAAGAAGCTGACGCCGAGGAGATTTCCGAGGCGCTGCACGAGGCCGCCGAAAAGGCCGGCCTGAAGACCTTGGTTGCGCCGACGTTTGACAAGGCGGAGGCGGAATAACTTTCGGCCCGCAAGCCGGACGTCGAATGACCGTATTTTGCGCGACGTAAACTATGAGAAATACGGGGCCGTGCATGGCCGCAATATTGCACTGGGTCCGGTAAGGCGCACACTCGGAGCAGCCGGTAACCGTCGAGCGTTAGAGTGGGCCGCCCGCAGGCCAAAGCCGTGGAAGGACGGCAGCGGGAGCTAATTTCAACCCATACCAATATGTCCGAAACCCAACTCGCAGTCTCCGCGCCTGTGCGCGCTTCCGATCAACTCGCCGGATTTCTCGGTATCGAGAAAGGCATGATGCTCGACACCCTCAAGGCCCAATGCTTCAAGGGGAAGCGGCCCGAGGAGGTGAGTGACGCGCAACTCGCCGCTTTCGTTTCCACGGCGAACGCGCTTCAGGTTAATCCGCTTCTACCGGGGTTTCTCTACGCCTACCCCGAGCGCAACGGCGGAATCACTCCCATCCTCGGTCCGGACGGCGTTTTCAAGAAGCTAGACGAGTTCATTGCCAGTGGCAAACTCCGCGGCTACGAATGCGAAGTGAAAATGGGAGCTGACGGAAAGCCCGTCTCTGCTCACGCGATCATCCATCGCACGGGCGACCAGATTCCGGCCAAGTACGACGCCTATTACTCCGAATGGGCAGTCACATCAAATCCGAATTGGCAGGCGCGCCCGCGGCACATGCTGTGGGTGAGAGCCATCAAGCAGGCCGCCCGCCAAGTGATCCACGGCCTTCCGATGGATGCGGACGAGTACGAAATCCAGCAGATGCAGAACGTAACGCCCGAGGCTGAAGCCCCGAAGGTCGATCGCCCGGCCCCGCCCAAGCGCGAGAAGAAAGGCGCGCAGAAGGCTGCGGATGAAAAGGTGGTTGATGCTGTCGTGGAGGATGTGCCGCCGCAACAGGCTGAAGCTCCGAAGACTGAGTCCGCCGCTCCCGCCGAAAAGAAGGCCGATCCCGCGCCCGTTGAAGAAAAGAAGCCTGAGCCCGTCAAGGAAGCCCCAAAGCAGGAAGTCCAGCAGGCCCGCGCCTTCCTCAAAGACAAAGAGGAGGTCACTGTCGAGGTTACCGTCTCCGAGGTGTCTCCGCTCAACATCAAGACACCCGAGGGCACTCGTCCCTCAATCCAGGCTGTGCTCAAGGGCGGTTACGTCGGCACGGTCTACCACATCGGCGGTGGTGTCACCGAAGGCGATCAGCCCCGCCTCGCGGCTCCGTGGGCTCAGGGCGCGGTCCTGAAACTGAAGCTCCAGGGCAAGCTCAACTCCAAGGTCAACAAGGTCCAGGTCTTCGTCCAGTCGGTCGAGGCAGTGGGCGCCGAGGCGGCGGAGATGGAGGTGTAAGATGACTGCTCAGTGTCCAGCGCATATCGAGTTCCTGCTTCACTGCCACACTCGCTTTGATTCGTTCGAGCGATTGGACGCGCCGGTTTATCAGGAGCTAATCCCCGTTTGGCTTGAGGCTGGTATAATTGAGCCACACGAGCCATTCGGAGCATCGATCGCCACGGCGAAGACCTACAAGACTACTGCGCTTGGGAAGGCGTGGGTGCAGGCGTTGTGCAATGTGCCTGTGCCCAAGGCTGTGTTCATTGACGAACAGGGGCGAATTCTATGAGTACGCATATCCCGCCTCCAGACGGAAAAATCGCCACGCGCTTCATCTTCGACATTAGCGGATATGAACGCGAGATTCACATGACCCAAGTTCCGGCAATCGGAGAACGGTTAACTGTGGACGACCACACTGGAAGGGTAATGGGTGTCCACTGGCCAATCACCAGCGGATATCCATGTGGACGGTCGGCCATGGTTTCTGTCGAGGAGTGGGTTCCGCGCGCATGACTCCGCAATTCCAAACCAACGGGGTAATTCCCCGCAGTAATCCGCTCCACAAGAAGGGCGCGAAACTGATGCAGGCTGCTTACGAATACTGGATAGAATACAACAAGCAGTTTTCGCCGGGTGCCGTCGTGGTCGTTGAGAACACCAAAGGCCACTTCCTGTTGTTCACTCGCTCCGAATACAAAAATCAGATGCTTTCCGTCGTTGATAATCTGAGCGGACATCCTCCGATTGAACGCCCATTTGAAGCATGAGCACCCCCGAAACCCAACCCCTCCACGTCGAGGTAGTCCTTCCGCCCGCGCCCTACGCACTGGCCTCGTCCGGCTTTCTCGCAACACTCCAGCAAGTCGAGGCCGAGATCGCTGCGATGGTGGTCGAGACGCCGCAGGATGCCCAGGCGGCGGCCAATCTCCAGAGCCGACTAACGACCGCTGGCAACGCGCTGGAGAAACAACGCAAGGCTCTGAAGGAACCGTTCCTCGAAGCCGGGCGGAAGATTGACGAGGCCGCCAAGGCTCCGGCTGCTCGCATTGAGGCCGCGAAGGGTGCGGTCAAGCGCCTGCTCACTGCCTACGACCAGGAACAGCAGCGGATCGCGCGAGAGGCCGAGGCCAAGCGGCAGGAGGAGCTACGGCAGTTGCGCCTGAAGGCGGAAGCGGAGGAGCGGGAGCGCCAACGGGTCGCAGCGGAATTGGCCGCGAAGGCTGCCCCCTTGGCGCAAATTCCAGACGAGACCGTGGCCCTGATAGCCAACTACAATCCGACGCAACTCGTGGCCGGCTATCAGAAGGTCGGCGATTTATATGCTCCTCGTGTCGGCTGTTCGGATACGTCGCCTATCTACGATGGCCCTGCGGTTTTCATAACCGCTGCCGCTGCCGAGAAACAGGCGCAGGAGATCGTAGCGGCTGCGCGCAACTTCGGACGGAATACTACTGCGAACGTCGAGATCATGGAGTTTGACGATGCTCCAGAGATGCCAGCCACTCCGCCCCAGAAGACAGAAACAGAGAAGCGCATTGAGGAGTTGCAGCATGCGCCCGCGGTTGTGGCTCCGAAGCCGGCGGGGGTATCATTCCGCGCCCTGCTCGTGGCTACCGTCACCGACGCCAGCAAGCTCCCCGACATTTTCGTGGACCGCGTGCCTAAGATGAAAGCCATCCGGGCAGCCCTATGCGACGGGTGGAAGGATGGCGATCCGCTGCCGGTGCTTGATGGCGTGAAGTTCGAGGTATCCAGAACGCCGGTTTCGACCGGGAGAAACATATTCTAACCATGGGACGAGAACTAAAACGAGTGCCGCTCGATTTCGATTGGCCGCTTGATAAGGTTTACGAGGGGTTCCTGAATCCCTTTTGGGAGCAGCGCATCAAATGCCCTCATTGTGAGGGAGGATGGAGCGCCGAATATACCACGCTTCATTCAATGTGGTACAGTCATCTTGGTGGAGGGTTCCGACCGGAGATGCGCGGCAGCGCGCCATACAGACCGGAAGACGAACTGGTTCAGCGGATAATCCGCGCCAAGGTAAATCGAGACCGGGATTCACGCCTGTTCTACGGAACAGATGAGGCCGGAATCATGCGCGAAGCAATCCGCATGTGCGAAATATGGAACAATGCGTGGGCTCACCATCTAAACGAACTGGATGTAGCCGCGTTACTAAAAGCCGATCGTCTTTGGGATTTCACGCGAGTCCCGCGCACCGAGGCCCAGCGCAAGCTGGTTGCCAAGCGCGTCGCCACCGGGAAGCACAATAGCTGGCTCCCTCGCAATAATGGTTACGTTCCGACCCCGAAAGAGGTGAACGACTGGAGTCTCCAAGGCTTCTCGCACGACTCATCAAACTGCTATATAGTGCTGAAGGCAGAGCTTAAGCGCCTCGGTCAACCATTGACCTGCGCTCACTGCAAGGGCGAGTCACATACATGGCCATCGACAAAAGTGAAGCGTCAGTACGAACGGTGGAGGCCGAAGCAACCGCCGAAAGGTGATGGCTATCAGATTTGGGAAACTGTCAGTGAAGGCTCACCAATATCTCCCGTGTTCGCCACGCCAGAAGAATTGGCCGACTGGATGGTGGCTAACGATAGAAGCATAACTCGTGACACCGACCGATACGGCTGGCTAAGATTCATCCACGGCCCTGGCTTGGCTCCGACCATGATCAGCAACGGGCATCAGATCATTAGCGGAGTGCGCGCTTCCTAACTTTCCCTTCACGGGGCAATATACGATGATGAACGGAATTCAGGCCGCAGTCACACCGAGCTTCGGGCTCAAAGCACAGCGCGCATCCTGGGCAGTGTCGCGACACTCGTTAATCCTTTCATTGGTAGCATCGGTGAGCGGGTAATGGCCTGAACCCCGCACTTAATTTATGAGCATCGTAAAATACTTCGGCGAAGGGACCGCCAAGAAGTTCGACGTTAATCAGGCGATTCGCGATGGTGGCTGGCCTGACCCGGATAAGCCAGTTCCCAAGCGCGGGATAAAACTCAAGGATCGCAAGAGCGGCGAACTTGCCGTGGTCGTTAAGATTACCAGCGATTCTTTCTACGGCATGTATTTCGTGCACTTCAAAGGTGGTGGCTGGCTTTGCCTCGACCACGCAATCAATCAATACGGACCAGCATGAAGCTGCCATTAAGCCTCCGCGCCTCCGAATCCGACCGTGTATTCACCTGCCACGGTTCACTCCTCGCCGTTCCACTCGTTCCCCGCTCCGAACGCGACGACGGCCTTGAGGGCTCTGCCATTCACTACCAGATCGCGAAGCGCGCCGTTGAAGAGTTGGGCGCGACCGCCGAGGACGGTCTACAACCAGTCGATTTCAAGCTGCCGCGATTCTCTCAATGGATTCCGCAGTGGGCGATCGACCTTCTCCGTGAGAAGATTCCCGCAGACTGGTCGCTCATGGTGGAAGTCTCTTTTGAGGAGCGATACGAGCTGCCGCGCCACGTCTGGGTGCCTGTCTCCGAAATCGAAGGACCGATTCCCGGCGACCACGAGCAGCGCGGGAACGAAGTCTGTATCAAATACGTCGTTCTCACCGGCCACGCCGACATCTTGGCTCTATCTCCCGATGCCACTGAGGCCATCGGAGTCGATTGGAAGTCCGGAACCGTTGGTGCCGACCCTGCCGAATCCAACTGGCAGGCCGCGCAGTATACCGGCCTCGCGAAGCTGTCATGGCCCACTATCCAGAAAATGACGTTCATTCTCGCCCAGCCGCGCATTGATGAAGAGGCGACGGGGATTAAACGGGTATCGGATGTGACGCTCGAAGGCGCAGCTCTGGATCGCCTCAACTCCGTCCTAGCGGATGAAGTGAACAAGGCGCTTGAAGATCGCTACACCACCAACTCTGCACCCAAGGCGTGCCGCTACTGCCCGGTCGCCGGGCCGCTCTGTCCTTCCATTCAATCCGAGGTTCAATCTAAAGTTCAATTCAACGACATGAAAGCAACGCTTACACCCGCGGCCTTGGCCGCCCTCAAAGAGCCGGTCACGGACGCCGTGCTTGGCGATTTCGTTATCTCTGGTCGAATTCTCGCCGACCCCGTGAAGCAGGCGACTGAAATGCTGCACAAGCGAATCGACGAAAAGGGTTACGTGGATGCAGGGTGCGGCAGCCGGATCACGCGCATCATCCGCAAGGGCGACATCTCTATTCCGGACAAGACCAAGTTCCGCGAGGCGGTCGAAGTCATTTTGCCGGAACGCGAGCGCCAAGATCGCTGCATCTCGTGGTCGAAGTCCACGCTGATAGACGAGATCGCGGAGGCGCGTGGCATCCACAAGGAGTCCAAGAAAGGCGACTCGGCGGCGGGGGTTTACTCGGCGCATCTGGAGCCGTTGACGGTTCAGGGCGAACGACGTTTGCTAGTGATCTCATAATGCCCACGTCCACCCCCATCTCCGACGCCCGCCTCTGGGACATCCGAAAGCAGCAGGGCGAATCACTTGAAACGCTCGGGCCGCGTCCAGCTGATCCGAAGGCGAGGAAACGGCGAAAGCAGGAGGAGTCTAGGATGCAGCGGTGCCTGATAAGATGGTGGCAGTACAAGGCCCGTGAATTTGGCGTTCCGATCCTATGCCTGATGTCCATTCCAAATGGCGGAGGTCGCTCCGGTGCAGTCATCGGCTCCATCCTCAAGGCCGAGGGGCTTCGCAAGGGTGCGCCAGATTTGTTTTTGGCCTGCGGGAGAATGAGAAACAAGATGGTCGAAGGGGTTGTTACGGCCGACAGTTACCACGGTCTATTTTTGGAACTCAAGACCCCCGAAGGCCGCGTCAGTCCAGAGCAGGAAGTGTATCACGAAATCCTGCGTCATCAGGGCTACCGAGTTGAAGTGTGCCGGAGCTTTGAGCAGTGCGTGTATGTTATCACCAAGTACCTAACATGACCCTCCCTTACAAAACGCGCCTGATGACGCGCATCGGTGACACGGTGATCGAATTGGCGCGCTTCCAGCGCCGGGCATTCGCCAGCGACATCCGTTTTCACACGGTTGATCTCACGACGCCTTGGTGGCAGGAAACACCGCTCTCTGACAGCGAGACAATCACACCTCGCTGGGAATTCCCAGCCTCGGCTGACGCCAAGCGATCCCGAGAATACTACGCGCGCAAGCACAAGAAATGAATCCACTCAAATACACGCCCACTCGAATGCGGGCTTCGGATTTCTCCCCGAAGTGGCTGCATTCTGTTCGCGAGGCAGTTGTCCGCGACAGCGAGCAAATGCGCAAGGGACTCGCGACGATTGAGGTCCGCGGTCGCTACGGATGGATTCCGCTCCAGCTTCCGAGCAACGGCACCGAATTCGAGACTGCGGAAGACCGCGACATGGTGCTATCGTGGCTCATCGGCGATACGCCACTTCCTTCACTGGAGGCCGAAGATGGAGGTTGAGGATTTTGAGGTGGAGTTTGATTCGCCCTCCACCGGCATCATCCTCCGCGATTACCAAGAGCGTCAACGCCAGCAGATTCACAAGGCTTGGGCTGATGGATACGGCCGCGTCCTTGCAGAAGGGGCGACGGGCACGGGCAAAACCACCCTGTTTGCAGCGATAGCGCGAGACAACTACAACGCAGGCGGCAAGACGCTCATCATCGTCAACCGCGAACGACTGGTGAATCAGGCGGCGGGGCGCATCCGGAAAGAGACAGGCCTTGAGGTGGACATCGAGATGGCTGGTCAACATGCCAGCCCGCATTCCTCAATCGTTGTTGCCTCCGTGCAGACGCTCATGCGCGTCGGTCGCCTGACTGGATTTTCGGACGATCATTTTTCTTTCGTGATCGCGGATGAATGCCATCACTCGCTCGCCGCTGGCTGGAGGCGCATCCTTTGCTACTTCCATTTCGGGGCACAGTCGCTCGCGGAAGATTGGCTGATGCCAGAGCCTGGAATTCCGTATGAGATGAAGGCCCTCATTCTCGGCGTTACCGCAACGCCCGATGATGATTTGGGTGAGATATTCCAATATGCCATTGACCCCTACCTGTTGCTTCAGGCCGTCTCTGACGGTTGGCTCGTGAAGCCCACGATGAAATCAATGGCTCTTAAGATCGACCTGAAAGGACTGCGCACCGGCCGATCAACCAATGGCTCCGATTTCAAACCAGAAGATATTTCGGAAAAGCTGATTCCGGTGATCGAGGCGCTTGCTCAGCAGATTGCCGAACACGCATCGGACAGGAAGACCGTCGCATTCACCCCATCGGTCGAATGCGCCCGAATGCTCGCTGACGCCGTGGAGCGACAAGGACTGCGTGGAATATTTGTATCGGGAGAGTGCTTGGATGTGGATGAAAAGACGGAGGCGTTCGTGACTGCCGGGACCGGAACCGTTCTCTGTAACTGTGCGCTATACGTCGAAGGGGCCGACTTCCCTGACGTCAACTGCGTGGTCGTCGCACGCGCAACCAAGTCTCGCGGATTCTATCGACAAATGGTTGGACGGGGAACGCGCGTACTTCCCGGCGTTGTTGACGGTCTGCCTACGCCGGCTGAACGGCGGGCGGCGATCGCCGCGTCCGCCAAGCCCGACTTGCTCATCCTGGACCCGCTCTGGATTCACGAGCGTATTGAGATTTGCGAGGCTTATGACCTGGTTACAGACAAGCCTGCGGTTAAGGAGGCAATGAAATCCGCGGCCAATCCAGACCTTGAGGAAGGCGAGCGTCAAGCCGAGCGAGATATGCTCGCGGCATTGGCCAAAGAAGCGAGAAAACACGCACGGAAAGCGGCTAAGACGATTGATCCCTTGGCGCTCGCTGTTAGCCTTGGCGACGCGGCCCTGGCAAACTATGTGCCGGAAAACAAATGGGAGTCGGAAAAGCCGACACCGGGACAGCTCCAGTTCATCGAGAAACAGGGCATGAAGACGGATGGGATAACAAGCAAGGGCCTCGCTTCAAAGGTCATCGGGCGCCTGCTTACGCGAATGAAGTCCCACTTGGCTACCCCGCAGCAACTTTCACTAATGAAGCAGCTCGGTCTGGACGAAGAGACTTGCGCAACCCTTACCATCCAGGAAGCCACCGCCACCATCGACGCAACACTGAAGGCCAAGCGCGGAGACTAGGATCGGAGCAGCACGCACGCCACCATGAAGGCGAGGATAAGGACGCTCACGGCGATCTTTCCGGTGAGTGTGAGGTATTTCATTTCTCGGCGTCCTTGCTCGCTCTAGCGTCGATCCTTGCGATGGCCTCGCGGCAATACTGCTTCGTGTGCGCGCCCGTGTTTTCCCTCTCAAGCATATCGACAAGCATGGTTCGAGAAAGCCCGTCCAGCCGGTGGGCGCTATCCTTAATGTCTGCGCGGAAGTCTTTGATGTCTGATCTCAACGCGGAGACGAGCCACATCAACCATCCCATCACCACGCCGACAATTCCGTAGGACGCGAGCGGATTTTCTGCAGCCATCTGGGCGATGAGGCTCATTGGCGCACCTTCAGGTCAATCGTTGCCGACGTTACCCACGGATTTGTGTGCGAGAAGTGAATCTCGCCCTTCTGCCATTTGCCATTCTCTTTGATCCCCTTCGCATCAAGCGTGGTGGAGGTGAACTTTCCGGCCACTCCAACCCTAGCTTGCTCCCAGTTTCCGTCAGGAATCTGGGCGTCAAGCTTCTGGAATGACGGCAGCGCGCAACCGGAGAGGGCGGCCATCGCGACCGCAAAAATGACCAATGGCAGTCGGGATTTCATGGATATTACAATGGGGTATTCACCCCCATTTCGTCAAGACTGCTTCCAATGCGAAGCTCCTCCAAATCTCACCGCGCGATAGATGAGCCACGCCTTCCACTTGGACATGCCGCAAGCAATGCAGCCGTCGTACAACTCCTGATCCGCGTCCTCGCGTGTGCCGATGCCAAGCGAGTAGCGATGGTCGTGCCGAATGAACGGGCAAAGAGCCATCGGATCGTCGTCATCCGCGATGCCTCGGAGCCACGGAGGAATGCTTCCAAAGTCGGTCTCAAATCCGACCGGAATGATGCCGGAACCGAATGGCGAATTGTACGAGAATTCCTTGTCGAAATACCACAGGCCCGCCTTGGATTCCCACGGCAAATAGGCCGTGACGCAAGGCCGGTTAGGAAACTGTTCCTGGGCTGTCATTCTTTGGGGCGAGGCCAGGGATTCGGGAATTCGTTTGTCTTGTGCCAGTCAACGACGCGGGTCAGTCCGGCGCCACCGCAGGTCGCCGCGATCGAGCCGATCGCTAGGAGCGCATTCATGACGGGCGAGACCTTATTCCCGAGCTCGCTCGCCGCGACGCCGCCGCCGATAACAAGGCCCCCGGTCGCGGCGGTCTTGAATCCCGCAATCGCTCCATTGATGAACTGCGTGGCTGCCTCAGCGAGCCAGTAATCCACAGGGCCGGGACTGTAGCGGGGGAGGGGCATTAGGGAGCGATCGTTACACCGTAGCTGCCCATCACCATCCAGCCGCGGGTCGTGACGAACTCCAGCGTGACTGTGTCGCCGGCATTGGTGAATGTGATCGTGGAAAATCCGGTCTTCGTCGTCGGGGTGAGCACCATGCTCCCACCGTCGACGTCGTGCACGATTCGTTTAATCTGGCCATCAGTCCCATCAGCGAGCGTGATGGCTTGTGCGGAGCCGGTGGACGTCAGTTTGGTAGTATCCTTCGTAACCGATACTGCGCCGGCGCCGGAAAGCGTGTCGGTCGATACGACCATGATTCCGCCGAATGTGATATTGGCACCCGTGTTAATGTTTCCTCCGCCAATTCCCGTTGAAGTTGCCGCCGTTCCCAACGTGGCGGCCACAATAAATCCACCAGTTATAGAAGAAGATGCGGATGTAGAATCGACTACCCCCAACGTATGCGGCCTTGTTCGAGTTACGTTCGTTCCGGCGGCAACGGGGCCGGCAAAATATCCATTGAAAACGTCAGTAAACGTGGTTGCGCTCGATGCTGCGAACGTCGGGGCAGCGAAGCTGTTGGCGACGGCGGTGGCGACGGTGCCAGAGGAGTTGGTGTCGGTGAATGTCGTTGCGATTACCTGAATGCCTGGCCCGGCAGTACCCCAGGCAGAAGACGACAATGCCCCTCCAATCTTCAGACGCGCACCAGCGGTTACGCTCGGACCAATCGCGACCGTGCCCGACGCATTAAATACGGAGATGATATTATCCTGAAAAACGCCACTGGCATTGAATCGGCTGATGATGAGATCAGCACTACCGTTTATCGCATTCGTCCAACGATCGTTGCCATTGGTCTGAAACCGGAATCCTCCGAATGTCCCGGATGTATTCGCCGTGACAAAGGCATTCGATCCATTAACCACTACCGTGCCGGTCCCGCTGGGGTTCAGGTTGATACCGTTTCCTCCATTTATGGCCGCGATTGTCAGAACACTACTGCCGTCCGGTCCAATATTTCCAACGGATGGGAATGTGATGCCGGTCGCAATATTCACCCGGCCAGTCCCGCTCGGCGTAATCGTCACGTTCTGGTTGGTACCAGCGGCCGTCAGCGAAATCGCGCCCGAGCTGCCGCCGACCACGCCTGGCGTGGCCACGCCGAGATTGAGCGAGGTGACTGTTGGATTCGCGAAGGTCGGGCTGCTCGTGGTCGCAATATCTTGTGGCGTGGTCAGTGTAATCGCGCCGGTCTGCGCTGATCCAGAAGTTCCGTTCGCCAACACCTGATTGGCGGTGCCGGTGATTGAGGCCGCGCCGGTTCCTGTCGGCGTTCCCCAAGTGCCGTCGCCTCTCCAGAATGTAGTGGCTGATGCCGACGTTCCCGAGTTAAGATTCGCGACTGGAAGGTTTCCGGTGACGCCGCCATTTCCGGAAGAGGCGAGGCTTATGGCCGGAATATCTGCGCCCATTAGCGCCCGATACGTCGGCGCGCCAGTACCGCCGGAAGACGGTCCAGCGAGCACCGAGTTTTGCGCCGTATTGGACAGCGAAAACGTGAGCGCGGGTGTCGTGGTTGCCGTCGCTACGCTGGTCGTGAACAGCGGCGAAAGATTGCCCGCGCTGAACGATGTGACCGTTCCCGTCGAGGCAGTGGACCAAGTGTAGTCGAAATTGGAATTCGACGCCTTGGCGAGAACTTGTCCCGTCGTGCCTCCGCTCAGCCCCGTAGCAACACTCACGGGCGATGCGCCGTTCCCGAGCAGCACGCCAGTCTGCGCCGTGCCGTTGTTCTGCACGATCAAATTATTTATCGGCGTAGTCGGCGCGCTGAGCGCCAGCGTGGCCAGCAGAATAAACAGCAGCGTGCGCATGTTAGTCCTTTGAGTAGTACGCGATGACCGTGCCGGAGGCGAGGGTCACCTTCGGGAAGTATCCGTAGATGGTGACACCAACCGGAATCGGGACTGACGTCACGGTGCCGTCTAGATTGGAGCCCGTGAGATTTGCCACCGCAGCCGCGAGCGCCTGAATCGCGATAGCCGGCTTTGCCGTCAGGTCGTGAGCATTGGTGTCAGAGATGACGATGCCTCCGAGGTCCGGAATCGGGGTGTTGATTGCGACGACGGCGCGCGACTGCTGGGTGCGAGAGCCGAAACGAAAGGGTGAGGCCATGGTGAGTTTGGATTGAGGGTTAAAGTGCTAGTAACCAATCGGGCAGTAGACTCGGTTCTGAGGCGCTCCGATTTGTCCAAGCTGATTACGAGCGAACACCTCTCCGGTTTCACCTCGCGTAACCACGTTGTCGTCATTCTTGCTCGCCTCCCAGGCGGGCGACGACATGAACTCCTGGAGGCACATGGGAATGAGCGCCTTCTCAATGAACTGATCAGGCACCGGCAATTCCGTGTTGGCATTGTAGTCCGCGAGCGTCAGTCGCTTCGGCCAGAAGCCGATACGCACGTTTACCGAATACGCCTGCTCGGGAGCGGGCGCGAACTTGAGCACCATGATCGGCTTGTTCCCTTGGGAATTTCCGAACACCTGCGGCCACCACGCTTGAGGGACGCCGACCGTCTGCTGCCACAGCCAGTTCGATCCCGCGCCGTTGTTGACATTCACCATCTGGAAATTCGCGAGCGGGAAAATATTCTGGTTCGCGAACTGCGGGTTGCCGATGATCCGGTCAAGCGGATACGTGTCGGAGTGGATGGCGTCGCCGTAGATCGTTGCGCCCACCGTGCCGGTCGGTCCCATGTATGGATTCAAAAGCTCGGCCTCGCCGATGATCTGGTTCCACGCGGGATCGCCTTCCAGCACAATGGACTGGCCGAATTGCGCGTCGGTGAACGTGATTCCAGTGACAGCCTTCCCGTACTGCTGAACGCCGATGCCGGTGGCCGCAATCGGAGCGGGGAGGACGAACCCCTGTGTCTGCTCTTTGAAGTACGTCGGAAGCGCGTTATACAACCGCTGGAGTGCCGCGTTCGCGGCCTCCAGAATGTCCTCCTGCTCGTTCATCGACAACTTCGTGAAGTCGCCTCCGCGAGCCCGGCGCCCGATTCGATTGCAGAGTTGAACCACTTTGATTCCGCGACTCGGGCCGGAGGAGATGGTGGGGACTGGGCCGGACGCAGACCAGAGAATGTAGCCGCCGTCCGATGCAGACGTCGGAACGCCAGAGAGCCAGACCGTGACGCCGGATACCGAGAGGGTATTCCACGCCGCAGCTACGGAGAAAATCTCGCCCGAATCGCTTGGCATCGCGAGCGAAAGTTCCAGTCCGGTCGGGAGCGCCGGGAAATTGGGCGAGAACGTGATGTCGTAGCTCTGCTGGCCGGCGACCAACGGAATCTTTCCTTGGAGTGCTTGCGTGCTCATCCTTCAGTCCTCCGCGGCGGATAAGGTTGCTCCTGATTCGGGAATCCGCCGGAAACCCCGAGTCTTGCCAGCGCCGCCTCGCCATCAGCCTGCAACTGGGCGCCGAGGTCTGGCCGGCTGAACAGGCGCGAGCGCATGACGAGCATGCGAGCGATGGGGAGGAAGATTGACTCGCAGTAGTTTTGGGCGACCGGCAATTCCTCCGTCGAATCCAGGTCCGCGATCTCGTACTCCGTCCAGTCGTTGACCACCTCTATTACAACGCTTCCGGAGTCCACCGGCTTCGGTGCTAGAAATAGTTCGATTGAACAGATGTCGCCCGTCGTGCCCTCGCGGAGATACTTCACCCAGTACGCTTCCGGGATGCCGTCGCCAGGGCCGTAATCCGAACCGCCCATGAAGATGCGATCAAACTGGTCGTACTGGCCTTGGCTTTCCAGCCCGCGCAGCGGCTTTTCATCATCCAGCCGAACCGGCCCCAGGACCGCCTGGACCGAGCGCGAGATCGGGTAGATGGAGGTGCCGGCGTAGATGCCTACCGTGATCTCTTCGCGCGTGAAATAATCCTGCCCCGCCGTCTGGAGCAGTTGGCCCGCGCCATTGATGGCGACGAGCACGTCTTGCAGCGTCAGCGCATCGGCGGACGCGGCATCGTCTATCCCCAGCTTACTCAGCAGGTCGTTTCGGACGGCTACGATTTGCACAACGGTTCATTCCTACGCGACTTCCATCGCCCTCGCGGCGGCGGGCGGTCGCCCTTGGCTTGTCTTGCGCAATTTTTCGGGTGCCATGCGCTGCACCACGGCCAATGCCTCATCCAGTGTCACCTCGCGTGCCGCAGTGATCGTCGTCACCGGAGCCGGGGCCGCGGTGCCATCAGAGAATCCGACGACGCGCACACAGGGCCGCAAGTCGGAGTTCTTCTTGAACACGGCTTCGACGACTGCGTTGAATTCTCGCTCGTCCAGAACCTTGTTCTCGTGGACGTAGCAGTTGAATTCCGTGTTCCAGAGGAACGAGCGGCGCTTGTGGCCGTTGAGCGCGGGTCGCCCCGAGCACCAGATGATGAGTTTGGCTGACATAAAAAGTGTCCCCAAGGGGGCCGGGCTTATTCAGCGCCGACCCCGAGAGGAAGCGTCACCGATTAGGTGACGGTCGGAAGGCCCAGCTCAGGATAGCTGATGGCCGAGCGCAAACGAACGTAACCGGGGTACTTATCATTCACGTTCTTGCGGAGCTTCTGCCCGAAGACCGTGGTGATGTACTTCCGGGTTTCGAACTGGCCGTCCACATCCCACTGGGTGCGCCAGTTGCGGTACATGCCGTAGCCGCGGATGGCGGCCATGGCGCCCATCATCACCGTGTCGCCGATCGGCACGCCCTTGGCGTTGCAGAGAACGATGGTGGAGCCGATGGGGAAGTTCTCCGCATGGCGACCCGCCCAGACTCCCGTGTTCCAGGTCACACTGCCGAGAGTCGAGACCATGGCACCGGCATTGGCCGGCCCGAGGCGATTGACGATGGTGATCTGGTTGCCGTTGTTGCCCGTGGTGTACGAGTACATGCCGATGCCGCCCGGCGTCGGGTTGCTCGCCGTGACCGGACCGCGCGGGGCGACCACGAGGAGGTACTGCACCGTGGAACCCGGCACATAGATGTCCTCCGGCGTGAACTCGAAAGCGAAGTTCGGGAAGAACCGGAAGTAGTCGATGTTGGTCTTGGCCGCGGCAGCTGCCGAACCGCCGCCTTTGATGGCGAAGGTCGAGGTGCCAGCGGTGATGGCAGCACCGAGGTAAGCCTTGGCGTTCCACCACGAGCCGGACCACGCATAACCATCCGGGTCGATCGGGTTGAGTTCGCGGATGGAGTGGCCGTCCAGCTCCATGTAGCCGCCCGTGAACAGCGGATTCTCGTCGTACTTCTCGCGGGGGCCGGCGTCGCGCAGGATTTGCTTGTAGTCATCGTCCTGCTTGAGCGAGAACAGGCCCGGCGTGGTGCCGGCGAGGATGTACTTGTATACCGGCGTGCCGCGGATCGTGCCGACTTCAGCCGGGCGACCGCCCATGGGCTTGAGCGCCTGACCCATGAACAGCACGTCGTTGTACGACAGGCCATCTGCGGTCACGAGGTCCGCTTCAGTGGCCTTTCCGCCGCCGATCAGGAGGTTCTCGGGGCCACCCTGGAGGACGAACATCATGCCGATGCGGGCCGACTTTTCACGGCCCATCCACTTGCCGAGTTCGGCCGCTTGGCCGTCAACGAGTTCGCCCTGCATGCCCATGTACTCGTCGGTACGCTTGGTCGCAGAGGTGGCGTTGCGCAGGTAGTCGGCCTGCAACTCGTTGTTGTTGATGACATCCTGTTCGAAGTCGTCCTGATCGGTGAACAGAGCATCGCCGGACTTGCCGCGGCCATAGTAGCCGGCGCGCGAGGTGACGCGGAACTTCAGGCCCTTGTCGGCCGAGGTGTCATTGATAACCATGATCGGGGAGTCCTTGGTGGAACCCTCGAACTGGGCAAAGAAGTCCTCCGTCTGTTCGAAGACGTCCACCGTCTTCTGCCAGAGGATTCGAACTGATTCGGGCGACATCGCGGCTAGCGCGGTCGCGGTATTCGGTGTGCCGATTTCCCAAGCCATTGTCGTAAAAAGTTGGAATTCTGCCAGTAACCTACCGGCGGAGGGCTATCGGCTGCCGACTCACTCAGGTCGGAACGCCCACGGAACGGAGGACTTTCCTCAGATCGTGAACGCTCTTAACCGCTTGAATCTGCTGCTGAATCGCGGGTTTTTCTGCTGCGGGTGGCGGCGTGGTGCGTGAACCTCCCGTGGGGAGGATGCCCTTCTTCGGCTGTGCGGGCGCGGGCGCTGCGGCAGGTTTTGCCGGCGCGGCATTCTTATTGCGTGGCGCGATATTAAGTTCAGCCGCAACCATTTGAGCCAACTTGAGCGGCTTGTTCGGATGGTCGAAAAGCGGGTCGCCGTTCTGCTTGAGAATGGTGTCGATCTCGGCCATGCGTTTTCCGCCCGGACTCTTCGGGTCTGCGGCAAACGGATACATATCAACAGCTTTGGCGTGCGATGCGTCGAACTCTTTGTGGTAGTTCTGCTCCGCCTGAGCCTGCTGTCGCTCCGCATTGCGCACGAGTTCCGTGCGATGCGTCTGGAGTTCAATCAGCTTCGCCTGAAGGTCTGCAGCGTCTTCGAAGCGAACCTCCGTCATGGCCTTTTTGTAATCCGCAAGCGTCTGCGAGATAAGGGCATCCGCCTCTTTCGTAGACTGCGGCAACTTCGGGGCCTGCTCGATCGCTTCCGGTTGCGCCGCCTCAGTCTTGGCCGGCGTCACCCCGAGTTGCCTCTGGGCTGCCTCCAATGCCTGAGAAAGTGTCCAGTCGCGATTTCGCTTCTGATACGCCAGCGCGAGCCTCCCTACTTCATCGGCCTCATTGAGCCGGAGGTGCGCCCGTTTGCCGGTGATCGGGGTAACAGGGCCTTCGCCACTGTCCTCGGTCTCCTCGGGTTCGGTCGTCTCCTCCGCAGTCGTTTCGGCTGGTGCCGTCTCTTCTTGGGCCGGCGTCTCCGTTTCCGGGGTCTCGGCCTCAGGGGTGGCCGCTTCAGCGGGCGCAGGAGTTGCCTCGACTGCGGGCTGGGTTTCGGCCGCCGGTTGAGCGGCGGGTTTCGGAGCTTCGGTCGGCTTGGACGTGTCGAGCCTCACCTTCGGGTTCTCGCGGAGTTGCCTCGCGAGCGCCATGAGTTCGGCCGGCGTCCTTGCCGCCTTCGCTGCTGCGTTAATATCCGTCGTCTGAACTGTCGAAGAACTGGCCGCGGGTTGAGCCGCCGCCGGGGCTGCACTTTCTGCCTGAACAGCGGGAGTCCCGCGCTGGTCGTTTTCCATGATTCACCGCATGGGGTGATGACCTACTTGTGTCAAGCGTAACAAGAAACCTGATACGAACTTGAAATCAGCGAGCGAGAGCGTCAGTGATTGCGCGTGGCATTTCTCGATCAGATCAATCGCGGTGCGGAGTTGGAAATATTGCCGGACCTGCGCCGTCGCTCCAGCAGACGTTACGACATCACTGACTGGCAGGCGACGTATCCGACGATTGAGAAGCTTGAGGCGAATGTGCAGCTTCCGTGGGGATCAGAAGACCCTGACTATGTCGGACTGAGACTAATCGACCAAAAAATAATCGGACAGACGCAGAATCCGAATAAATCCCCCAACAGTCCGCCGCCGTATTTGCTCCGCGTATACGAGCAGATTGATGAGAACGATCGCACGCAGGTTGGCCGCACCGACATCAGCTACGATCAGTACGGAAGGAAAACCGTCGTTAATGAATTTATCCAGTTTTCAGACGGCACCACTGTCTACTCAGACGTAGTTGGAACGAGCACTGCACCTGCCCCGAACGCTGAATGCGTGCTCCAAAAATTCGAAGCACCAAATGATGGCACGCTGATTCGCTGGAAGCTGACATACATCGACAGCGGCGAGATGTCCGACAACATTGAGCTGCGTTTTGGCGGCAAAGTTCTGGAGCGAACACTGACCTATCTGAACGAAGTTCCTCCGGCCCCTTCTGGATACACGTACATAGGGACGAGCACCGAGTACGTTGAGGGACTTCCACTGTATTCCGCGAAGTACGTTGCAGCCGCGGGCGGCGGAACCCCAGGAACCGCCGGCCAAATTTCGATCGAATACTACAACTCGCAGGGCGGCCCGACGAATTTCAATTACGCTTCGCCAAATTCTGGAGACGGCGCGACGAAGGTTGTCATCCGATACGTCACGCCGCAATCGACGTCATCGAATCCCATTACGATGCCTTCGGGATTCATCCTCGTTGGATTGGAAATGGAGGAGGACACGGGATACCGGCTGTGGACTGCGACCGGATATTTCGCAAAAGGTTTGGTCGTGGACGAAAAGACAATCGTCCAATCTGGCGCGCTCGTCATTTATCACCGGGTTCAATTCGGTGCAGTGCCGGCCACTCCGAGCGCTACGATCGGCGGAACGGTCACGCTGTTTGAGGATAGCGTAAAGAACGCGGACGGATACGACGTCTACGAACGCCGCTGGGCTGAAGCCAATGGCGAGGCGAGCATTGAAACCTCCGGAGAACCGGACGGAGCAATCGTGGTTCAGTTGACGACTTTGACCGCCGCTGCATCCACTCCTTCTTCGCCGGGCGCCGGATACTATCTCATCGCGCTCAAGCAGAGTCCGGACGGCGGATACTCCAAGAACACGGCGACGTACAAGAAGCCGCCGGCGGATGACACGTACCCAAAGACCATGGAGTTTGAGGAGCCAGGCATTGCAGAGTTCACCGGCTCGCCCCCACAGTTCGTTCTCCGCCCTCCCAAGCAGCGCACGCTCCTTGTAGATGTCGAGGTGACATACGGCACATCAAAAATATCCACCGCCCCATTTGAAATCGAAGCCTATGCTTCGTTCTACGAAACGTACACGCCAACCGATACTGGCGTAGCCGTTCAAACACAGCGCGGCCTCGGCGGCTATCTCGCGCAAGCGTCCGGAATATCAGGAACGAACTCGAACTACAATGGCGTGCTCTGCGATTCTTGGTCTGCGTCTCTTCTGTCTTCGATCCCGTCCACGTTTCCGACTGGATTGGTTACCATCAAGGTGGACAATGATCCCTACCTGACTGCGATTGATGGCACGAAGGTCTATCGTCGCACAGTCATCACCTACACGTTCTAATGGACGACCTGAATACAGGTGGAACGAGGCGGACCTACCTGAATCCGAAACGCTCGGAGCCGGCGACGTATTACGACCGAAGCGTGGACACCAATCCCACGGGCGGTAGTCCCGGAGGCGGGGGCACCACGGATACCGACTGGCCGCTCAAGCTGGTGAAGGTAGATGACACCCACGTCAAGGTGACGCTCGGAACGATCTCCGGATTTGTCCCCACTGACGTTGATACCGACTTGGACGTGAGCGGCACGGACGGAACATGGGTGTTCTACTTCCATGTCACGATCTCCGGGAAAAGCGTGACCTCGGCCGAGCTTGTGCAGGACCCCTCTGGCGGCGCGGTCCCAACGGACGACGGAAATAATAGCTACAGGCTCGTTGGCCGATGCGTCGTGGATTCTGGCGTGATTGCATCGGTCACAAACGGATTTGGTTGGTCTCAATCCGTTGTCACATGCACGGACGACAGTACGCCCCACATCTGGGAGACAGGCGCGTGAGTTTCAATCCGTTCGACCAAGCGTTGTTTGATGTTCGGGCGGCGTGCATGCCGTGCTGCGGGAGTGCTCCTACAGAGTGTGCGTGCGCGTTACTTTTGCCGGTATTTGGTGGCACATATGATTACGCAGGGGCGCAAGCTGCTGTATCAGGCGTAGCCTCATGCATATTGTTCGGTAAGGAGGCATTTGATACGCCGTGGACAAGCCTTGTCGCCTCCAATCCGGCCCAAAACCAAGTGGATTCAGAGGTTGTATTTGATCCAGAGACTCAGGCGTTTTTCACAGGATACATTTCGATAACCGTACCCGAGGGAACCACGCTCAGTCTGGATTATTCGTTTACCCAGATGACGGTTGAAGAGCCGCCGCCCCCCGATGTGACGGCCACGCTTCTTGTTTATTCATGTTCGTGGGAACTGGTGGGCTCAGATTCAGACACGGGGCCAACCTCTGGAACGCTGTTCGTGGGTCCTCTCGCAGCCGGCACGTATTACATCGGCATGGTATCAGAATCGTCGGTGGATTCCCAGTTCACGCTAATGGGTGATGAGGATTTCGCGGTCAATCCCGTCATCGCCCTCTGGGACGACAGCGGGACCACCCGGCAGTTGGAGGCGTGCCCGAAGATGCTGCTTCCCGCACTGACGGAAAACACCGGAGATTGGTATGCGAGTTGTGCGGACGCGGCGTCTGCCATCGGCACGTTCGTTAGTAACTGCGTTGGCTATAACGATGCAGTCTCCGCCACTGATTATACCGCAACCGATGGGGGCACGTCACTGACGTTCACGCGGTCGGTTTCATCCCCCGATTCATTCTTCAATACCGGAAATTATTGGGGGTCCGTAAATGCAGAGACAGGAGAAACATTGGTCTTCACTTGGTCCGTTACATATGACGTTCCAGGTACGGCTACTGCCTCGGTAGACATTTACGACAATTCCGGCGTGCTGGTTGAGTCGATATCCGGCGGCAGCAGTCCGCTGACCTCGGCCGTGCTCCCTTATACCGGGCGATATATTTGCCGACTGTCTATCGTTTCGGATTTCCCGGCAAGCATGACCAATGCGACCATTGCGATTACTTCTTCAGGCGTGCTTTCCGTCAATCAGGTGCAGGCGTTTTATGATGTTGGATTAGACTGCCCCGGTCGCCTCAACTGCGGCGACTCCTGCCCATGACCCCTAAGATCATCACAAGAGATCAGCGGGCCTCCCGCCGCTTCGGACTCGGAGACGCGGTAGCCCTCATCGCCCAGCCTACCGCCAAGGCGATCGACAAGGTTGCCGGCACCAGAATTCAGGCATGCGGCCCATGCCAGAATCGCAAACGGGCCCTCAACAATCTCTTTTCCGTCTCGCTTCCCCCAAAGAAACCGACTACCTGAAGACCATGGACACTTTCCTTCAGCGTTCGCCCCGCAATCTCGGCACCCTTCGCAGCAGTGGCCTTGATCGTCAGAGATTCACGTCCGGCCCACGGCTTGACGCAACTCCGATGAATGAGCCCGCGGTCAGCTCTTATACTCCCCGTCCCGCCGCCGCTCCGCGTCCGCAGCCGGTGGTTGCCCGCGCTCGGCCAGACCTGAGTTCGTTGGATCAATATCAGCCTGGCTCGTTCGGTGCCATTAATCAGGCGGCTAATCTCGGGGTTTATCGCCCCGGATCGGTAGGTGACATCAATGCCCGAGCGAACGGCACTGATTATCGCCCCAGTCCGGGAACGAGCGATACTGGGATTGTGGCTCCGGCGCAGACTGAACGCGCGAATCCGCTGTCTGGCACCAACAATATCCCGCGCGAAAGCACCACGACATCCGTACCGCCGCCGTTCATCCAGCGCGGCTCGGCCATTCCCCGCGGTCAGGATGCGGCTCCTGTCAAAACGACCGAAACGATCGACAGCGACATCGCCTCCTCAATGCGCGGCACGTTCAACAATCTGCGCGGAACTGCCCCGCAATCGCCGATCTATCGGCCTTCGTTTCAGCGGCCCGCAGAGGATGCCTATACCTCGTATCGCCGCCGCATCTTCGGCTAAGTCACCTGCCTCGGCTTGATCTGCCCGTCCGCAGGAACGGTCTCCAGCATCGCCTGTGCCGCGGCCTTATCCTTGCCAGGCATACTCGCCAGTTCCTCCAAGAGGTTCGCCCTAATCCTGGCCTCCTCGCGCGTGGTGGCGTCACCGCCTTTTCTGGACGTGGAGCACTCGCGCTGGAATAGCGCATTGAGCCGGGCCGCCCAATAGCGGTTGAACGGCTCACACTTTTGCAGGAACTCAATGTCGGCGATGTCCTGTCCGGCTTGCTGACGCTCAATCTGAAGGCGGCGGACTTGGTCTGGAGCGGTCATAGATTTATATCGTCATCCCAGTATATGAACCACGCTAAGAGCGCGATGCCTGCGATGACGAATGCGAGGCCCATGGTCATTATTCCTCCACAGGCGAAAGCGTTAGCTGATCCCACGATGCCTTCGGCCCCATCTTTTCCTTGGCGTATCGGTCCAGCATTTCAATGGTGGCCGCCCCCGTGAAAATCTTGGTCGCGGTCCAGTTCTGCCAATGGTCAACGCCAGTCTGCACGCAACCATGAGCGGTGGCGGCAATGCGGATGATTGATGCGCATGCCCCTGAATCCAGACCGCTCACATCGCCTCCTTTTCAAACGGCACGAGACCGTCATCCGGCTTCCGCGCAATCTCCTCAATGGCGTCGATGATCTGCTGCGGAGGAATCGCATCCAGCACACCACAGTAGCCCTTTCCCGCGGTCGGGCAGTGGCGAGGAAACTGGTCGCGCAAATGCGCATGGTAAAAGCACGGCGCGCACGAATAGCCTTCCTTGCGGGTGAGCGCCTTTGTGTTCTTGTTGTAGGCGGTCCGCACCTGCCACGGGAAAGGTCCATACAGCGCCACAGCCGGGACGCTCAAGGCTCCCGCAACATGCACGAGCGACGAATCCGGCCCAAGGAAACAGTCCGCGGTCTCCACGAGGGCCGCGCGCTGCCGGAAGGTGGCGCCGTCCGAAACGATGCGCAGTCCTGGCCGCTGGGCCGTGTCTGCTTTGATCTCGCCGGGCGCGCCGAGCAGGAATACCTCCCATCCTTTCTCCAGCATCTTGGCCACGACTTCGCCCAGTTTTTTCTGCGGATAGGTGCGGCAGCGAGCCGAGGCACCGACTTGCACGCAGAGGCGGCGAACGCCCGCGATCTTCGGATACGCCCATTGCGCCCATTGGCGCTCCTTGTCGGTCACGACATACGCCTGCACTTTGTCGCAATCGTCCGGCAGCGGAAGGCCGATGAACTTGGCCACGCAATCGACGGAGTGCAGGGTCGCGGCATCCTCGTTCTTCTCGATCGCGTTCTCCAGCCAAATCCAGCCGTCGTAAGTCTCGGCCTTCTCCTTGGTGACGGGATACGCCAGCAGTTCGTCGATGAACGGGAGATTCTGGATGGACTGCTGAAGTTCGCGAATGGAGGCGACGGCGATTTTGACGGACGGCCAACGGCGCTTGATCTCGCGGATGACCGGCGTGAGCAGCGTCAGGTCGCCAAGGCCGCCGGTACGGCCGATGAGGATGGAGTGGCACTCCCTGACGTCGGTATCATATGGGTTTTGCGCGATGCGCGTTTTCGTCGCCCATTCGACCGTCAGTTGTCCGAGGTCCAAATCCGAGGAGAACCGCACCTCACGCACCTCCTCTAGCGGCCTCATCGTCCCACCCTTTGCCATGACGACCATCTGAGCGGCAAAGACGTCTTCCCCCAAGTAAACGCCCGGCTTAATCACGTCCTCCGAGGACAGTTCGATTGGATTTTCGATTTCGACGATGTGCATTGCCCGCAGTCAGGCCAGTGCGCCCGTTTCCGTCAAGCGGAAAAGACTAGCTCGCCTTCGTTCGCATCCGCTGACTGAGTTGGGCAGTAAATTCGGTGGCAGGCTCACGCTCGCCAAGCTTCTCGACGGAGCCGATTTTCTGAATCTTCGGAGCCCCTGCCGCCTGAACGTCGAAATCTTCCTTGAGCAATTCGTCGCGCTGCTCCGGCGAAAGCTGCTCACCTTTTATTGTCACCGATACGCTCTTGCGCGGCGCTTCCGGCTCAGGCCCAGTGACCTGCACGGGATCAATCGCCTTTCGGGTATCTACACGCGGATCAAGCACGCGGATTTGCTGGCGATAGGCGTCGGCCACTTTCGCCTGCACTTGCGGGCTGAGCATGTAGAACCTCTCAATTAGTGCGGCGACCGCCGCGGAAGTCTGGAGCGTCTTCTGGTCGTTGCGAGCAGTGAGCAACACCTGAGTCTTGAATTTGAGGCCGCGGACATCATTGGGTGTGATCTTATCAATCCCCATAGTGTCGCCATTCAGGTACTCAAACGCTTCCACCGGATTCAGGTTGGAGAGCGTAACGTCAACCTCTCGGTCTAGGACGTTCTGAAGACCCGGCTTCAAGTCTTGAAGGAACGGGTCAAACAATTCCTGACCGCTCTGTTCGATGTTCAGAATCCCGGTCGCAAGCTCCGAGCTTTCAAGGCCGGCAATCTGCGCGTCATTCGCATTCGTGACGCCGCTCTCCGCCTGGAGAAGCTGGAGGAAGAACGAGAATTGGCGCTCCAGTTTGTCAAACTTTCCGTCGTCAAGATAGACAGAGTGCAGGATTTTTTCCGGGTCCACGCCAGGTTTCGGCGTGTACACTCCGCCCCAGTTCATAATCAGATTGGGATTCCGATCTCCTTCTTGCGTGTCCGTCGCGCGCCAGAAATCCACGCGACCCGCCCGGCTCTGCGAGAAATTCCACCGATTCACCAGCAGGTCGATGATGGTTCCGTAGGACTCAAAAAGCTCCATTATTCCCATGCCGTACCAGCGCCCCTCAACAGGATTCACGCGCACAATTTCAATGGGTCGAAGCCCATCCGTCGTAACGTTCGCAACGTGGTCGTAGAAAATCGGAGCCTTCGTTACGCGGTCACAAATGAGCATGATGTTCTCATTCACGCCATCGCCGTTAGCGTCGAACCACATGTAGAACTCCGCGAACTCGGAAACTGGGCCGCCCGTTTCAACCGGAGGCACGGCAGCGAAGTTCTCGCCAGGACGAAGCTGCGCGTTCTCCGCGGACTTCGGTTGCGGCGAGTTCGACGCCATCGCCTTCACGACGGACAACATTTTCTGTGTTGTCGCCAGTCGCTCATCCGTCGTGTCGTCCACCATGCCGCGCTTCACGATGAGGTCAACGAAGACCGAGACGGGCTTATCGTACAGATGAACGATGCAATCCGCGCTCTGCACATCAGTCGCCGTCAGCGGGCAAAGAAAGTCCTTGTAGAAAATCGGCTCCGAGCGAGCGCCTTCAAAGAGCACTTGCCGGCGATTGAGCGGCGCGGTCTGCCAGATGGGCGCAATCGGCTCCGGCGTCTGCCCGTCGCGCTTGAGGACGCGAGTGCCCATGCCGTCCTGCGCGTCCACCCATTCGTCCTCCTGCGTGATGAAGTTGCCATCCGCGGCGCGCACGGGGCCGTCCACCGAGTGAAGCACCACAGCTTCCGTGTTGAACAGTTGGTCGCGAATGACGTAGCTGGTCTTCACCGGGCACTCGCCCAGGATGAACGCGCGACGAATCGCTCTTCGCCCAGACTCCTTTGAGTTCGACTGGCTCTCGCCCAGCTTGAACCGGATGAACTTTTCGATCCGGTCGGCCCGCTCGCCGTCGTTCTCTTCGTCCCACTCAGGCACCGGAGCCGGACGGATGGATAGCCAAGGGTCCACCCCGTAGAAAGCGTTCTGGGCACGAGCAATCGTCTGCCGGCACACGCGGCGCACCGCTGGCACCGGGATATTGGACGAGTAGAAAATGCTGTCCGGGCCGACCGTGTACGGGCGCCAAGTGACGTCATTGGCAAATGTCGCGTCAAACCGGCTGCGCTTTCCCATGAACGTATCGTATGGCGCGAGACCCTGACTCTGAAGCACCGCGTTGATGCCAGCCTGCGAATTCTGCCACCAGTTCGGCGTCATCGTCACGTCTCGCCCAGTCTCGGTCATCAGCGTCCGCAGCCGGTTGAAAGCGTGGTCGATGAGCTTCGTTTCCTGCTCACGGGTCAGCTTCAGCGCCGTCTGGAAAGGAACGCGCGGCTCGTTATTCAGCGCGGGATCGCGCGGGCCTGCCACACGCTCGGCTTCGGCGATGAAGTTTGAGACCTCTGAACTGGAAGTGGCTGCCATGTTAATAACTTGTTAGGAATGTGAATAGATTGGATCAACGATTAACCGACATGCGCCCGATCATGGACTTGGCGCGGTCGCGCTCCTCTCTGGAAATGCGGTCAATCGTGTCCTGTGCCTTCTCCTTATCCATGCCGCGCAGCGTTGGAACCATGCCGTTGAGCCGCGCCCGAATGCGCTGGCCCGAGAGCTGACGAAAGCGGTTTCTCTCCTCATCGGTCATCGTCCGGTTGCCGATCTTTTGGCTTGTGGCCACGTCGGGGACGAACACCTGCTTGTCGCGAATGAGCACGTCCAGAGGGTCTTTCGACTCAGGGGAGCCAAAGCGATCGAATGGATTGTAGGTCTCGGGGCGGCCTTGGACGTCGGTGCGAACTTCGCCCTCGCGACGAAGGAACGGGATAGCGCGCTTGACCGGCCCAGCCTCGTACTGCTTGGGGTCGAACACTTGGTCGATTTGCTGGAGAAGGCGATTGTAGGGGATAACCAAATTGGCTGGCACCGATCCCAGTGTACGCCCGAAGGTATTGAGCCCGGAATCACCAGGGCCAGACAATCCCTTCATCAGGTCGGCCAGGCCCG